GATTTAAACACAAGGACAGACAACATAACATTGAATGAATTCAAAAGATATTTTACCTTTTTGTATGAAAGCATCCTTTGATGTCCAAATACGCCCGCCCAAAAAAGCAAAGCGTCCTTCCTATCAGGACGCATTGTTTTATCAGTTTTTTATGAGATTACAAGAAAATAATCTCAAAGTATTAGGGTTTCATACGTTTCAGGAACTACAAGAAAAGACCCGTATTGCTGAATCCATGGGAGGTCTGAAATTCAAACACAAGGAAGAAATCTTAAACAATCTGGTCTACGAACCGAAGATATCTTTTTTTACCTTGAATCAGTTATGTGATTATTACAAAGTGAATCTTGTGTTGATATTGGAGAAAACTTGTCTCGACTTTTTGTATTCAGACCAGCCGACTTGGTTCATGAATGAAAAATACGAGACGATTCCAGAACAGGACACCTCCCAGCTCCTGCATATCAATCTTGAAAAGCCACTTCATTCGATTCACTACTATAAACTGAACGAGTTGGTCGATATGTCACTCTTGTTAGGTCTAAATGTGGAAAAAAAGAAGGCGCCCTTGTATGAACATATAAAAGAATATTTAAAAAGAATATATAAAATTGAATGATTTAATTAAATCCTTTTAATATATAGAATGACACAAAATCTTTCATCCGCGATGAAGGTATATCAAGATTTATTGGCCGCAAAATTCGACAAAAAGAGCTCTCGTCCGATGGAAGCCTATGACTTGCGAGACCCGCGCGTTCAACTCGAAGGAGAGGTTCGATTTGGAAAAAGAGACAAAGCTACCTTTGAACGGGTTTACTCAAGACTGTTGTCGTATGGGTTTGTGAAATCAAGCGAAAGTTATCAACTCAAAATCATTTGTTATACGAATGATAAGATACGTTGCGAACTCAAAGACATTGGAGTGATTCGAGACTTTTGCACCTCGAACGCACTGCCCGACCAAGCCGAGTTTATTTTGAAAGATAGACTGAAAGAATATCCTGACTACTACAAGAATCAGGATTACGGGTTTCAGTTCGCGATTCAAAAGGAAATTGTCTTGTCGCCCGAAGACCCCAAGGTGATTGACCTACTTCAGAGCTGGAACCAATTAGACAAGTCCTTTCGCTACATGAACCGTTTGACGCTGACCCATCCAGACATCAAAGGCTTGGTGGTAGATTTAAGTATTGTAAAATCCGCAATGAAGGGCGACCAGCTGGTTCGTGAAAAGAAGTTTTCTTCCAGTCAATTGTTCCAACAGGCGGAAACCTATGAAATCGAGCTGGAGCTGACAGACCTTCCGTATCTCTCTAAAAACCTGAAACCAGTCTTTGACCATATGCAAAAGGTCATTCGGTATATCGCAAGTGGTATCCAAAATACCAACTATCCCATCCCTTCTAGGGAACAACAGGACGTCTTGCGCGAATACCTGATTTATGTGAATCCAACGGAAAAGCCGCCGGCCATCGTGAATAATCGCATGTTTATCGGTCCGTCGAGTTACACGTTACAAAACATTCACTTGATACAAGAAGAGAACAAGGCGCCCTGTATTTTCAATGACTTTTGTGTGACGGAAAAGGCAGATGGAGAACGCAAACTACTCTGCGTCAATAAGAATGGGAGGATTTACATGATCGACACAAACATGAAGGTTCAATACACGGGGTCTTACACGAAAGAGAGCGAGCTGTTTGGGTCTATTCTGGACGGAGAGTTCATTTATACGGGTCACCAACAGAAAAAGATTAACACCTTTGCTGCGTTCGACTTGTATTTTATCCATTCGAAAGACTATCGAAAAGAACCCTTTTACAAGTGGAATGAAGGAGAACCTGTGCGTAAGACTCGTTACTATCGAATGCGAAACTTTATCACCAAGTTGAATGCGAGTCTTATGCACGAAACAGAAGTGAATCCCTTTCGTTTAAAAATGAAAACATTCTTCATCCCTGGTCCTTCGATGACCATGCAGGAGTGTTGTAGCAAATTGTTTTATACGATACAGTCAGGTAATTATGAATATGAAACAGATGGCGTCATCTTCACGGTCATGGGTCTAGGTGTGGGCATGGAGAATCCAGAAGATACGGTAAAAAATTACAAATACACATGGGGACATAGTTTTAAATGGAAGCCGCCGGAGTTCAATACGATTGACTTCTTGGTAGAGATTAACCAGAAACAGGGTGCGGACGATATCAGCTATTTCACTTCGCTTGAACAAAAGGAAGTGGTTCCTTACAAGCGACTCAATCTTCACGTGGGTTACGATAGCAAAAAGGATGGAATGATTGACCCTCAGAACATGCTCTTTAAAGGCGAATTTGCGGTAGCGGCCACGGGGTCGACCTATCAAAAGGCACTGTTTGTGCCGACCAGTCCCTATGACCCAACGGCCTATCTCTGTTATCTGCCTCTGAGAGAAGACAGCACCGGAGAACTGAACATGTATACGGAAAACAACGAACCGATTGAGACCTCTACTATTGTAGAGTTTAGGTATGTGTTTACCGAGGACAAGAAGTTTCGATGGGTTCCGTTGCGCGTCCGTTACGACAAGACGTATGATTATCGCACAAACAAGAACCAGTTTGGTAATGCGTATCCAGCCGCGAATAGTAACTGGTATAGTATTCACCATCCCATCACCCAAGATTTATTGACAGACCCACTTAAGAAGATGCGGTTTGAAAACTTGGAAGACGATAGCGTGTATTACAATCGAACGAGCGACGAATCGTATACCCGAGGTTTGCGTTACTTCCATAACCTTCACGTCAAGAAGATTTTGTTGGAAACGGTCATGTCGAAAGGATGCACCCTCATTGACTATGCCGTTGGAAAAGGTGGAGACATTCCTAAATGGACCAATCAACAACCTTCGTTTGTCTTGGGACTCGACATCTCCAAGGATAACATTCACAATAAAAAGGATGGTGCGTGCGTAAGATTCATTGAAAAGAAGCGTGTCAAACGTTCCATGTTTGATGCAATCTTTCTTCAAGCCGACACGTCCAAGCTCATTTCGACGGGCGAGTTTATGAGTGAATCCGATGACCTCACGAGAAAGGTTTACAGCCAAGTCATGGCAGAGGACCCAAAGTCAAAACTGTATGGCGCTTATGTGGAAAGAGTCTACGGACTTGGGAAAGATTTGTTTGATGTGGGAAGTATACAGTTTGCTCTTCATTACATGTTCAAGAACGAGAAAACGTTACACTCTTTCATGAAAAATTGCTCGGATACCATCAAGGTGGGTGGCTATTTCACGGGGACTTGCTATGACGGTGTCAAAGTGTTCAACTTTCTGAAAGACAAATCGAAAGAAGAACCTGTTGCGCTTTACCATGAAATTGAAGGACAGGATTCCAAGAAAATCTGGAGCATTACCAAAAAATACGACGCCACCGAGTTTAAAGAAACACCCGCGTCGATTGGCCTGGCCGTTCAAGTCTATCAGGAAACCATCAACAAGGAGTTTGAAGAATACCTGGTTCAGTTTCCGTATTTCATCACATGCATGAAACAATATGGATTTGAACCCGCGGCCAAGTTGCCAGGCTTAGACTTGCCAGGAGTAGGCAACTTCAAACTTCTCTATGATTACATGTTGAAACATGGCGACCTTACCCACATTCCTGTCATGTCAGAAAAAGAAAAAGAGCTGTCTTTCTTCAATCAGTATTTCGTGTTTCAGAAGATACGAAAGGTGGATACCCAGATGGTCTATCATGGATTTGTTCATGAAACCGAAAAGGTTCTGATTGGTGTGCCTAAGAAACTCAACCGAAAGATTGTCCTTGCGAAGTAATGTAGGCTTTATGTAATCTATAAAATCGATTAAATAGACATTATGTTTATCATAAAGCGAATGAATATTTTTCCTATTCACGACATGATGGTCTTCATCGACGCGGAGGACATTGTCTTTAAAGAGACCGACCGCACTTATTCCAATCCATCGCTTCGTGAATATTCCCATAAGATTAAAATGGAGATTGAACCCAATCTTCGATATTGGGATAAATACAAGAAAATCACAAACCCTTTTGAGTATATCAACACACCTTTTGACGCACATACTCCATGTGTATGTCAATACAAACCTATATCACGTGCCTTTTTTAAACTACATGAAATATTACAATGTTGCTCTTTTCATTTTCCTTACACCATGAACAGTTATCACCTGGCGGAAGGACCCGGGGGATTCATCGAGGCCGTATTGTATCATCGGAGACAACGGGAAGACATCTATTACGGAATGACCCTGTTGGAGCGAGACAAGGATATACCCGTATGGGATAAATGTCAACGCAATCTCATGAAAAGTAACAAAAATATCCATATTGAAGAGGGTGACGGAACAGGTAATCTTTTGCATCTAGAGAATCTTCTCTACGTCAAAGAGAAACACGGCGGGTCCATGGATTTTGTCACGGGAGATGGAGGATTCGACTTTAGTCATGATTTCAATCAGCAAGAAGAAAGTGCGCTGAATCTTATTTTTGCCGAAGTGTGTTTTGCCATGGTCTTACAGAAAAAAGGGGGGTCCTTTGTTCTGAAAGTATTTGACACGTATACCTCTACCATGACGGAAATCATTTATCTGTTGACTTATTTATACGAAGAGGTTATCTTTATTAAGCCCACCATGAGCCGACCTGCCAATTCAGAAAAATATATTGTGTGTATGAAGTTCAAGCAGGTTCATAATTTAGAATCCATGATAGAGAAAATGATTCTCTTTTATCCTCGGCTAAAGACAGACCCTATCCATTCGTTCCTGGATTTGTATATACCGAATTGTTTCCTCTCCAAGTTGAAAGAGATTAATTCTATCCTAGGTCAAGCGCAGAACATTGCGATACTAAAGATACTCCTCTCTATTTCCGACGAGAGTCCTGAAAATCAGGAATATTACAAGAAGCGTTATTTGGTGAAATGTATGAAATGGTGTAAAAAACAAAACCTACCGATACATGAAACCCTTGTATCGATGTATCCCTATTAACACGTCATGGGTCGTAAATAGGCGCGGTCTTGTCTCACGACAGCACACTGTCTAATCTCGTCCTTTCGTGAGGGGAGACAAACTGGATTACAGTTTGCCCGAATGGACTGGTCTCTCACCTTGCTTGTTTGGGTTGCGGCGGTGACTCCACCCTGTGTCCCAAAGGAAGGATTGGAGCGTTTATAGGTCATGCAATTCTGTTCGACGCCATTTGTGCTTTGAAAAAGGTTATTCCCTAGCGATTTTCCTTTGCTAATGTTCTGGTCATAGGTTTTGGTTCTTCTCTGTAGGTATTCCCGATTGGAGGCACAATACTTTTTGTCCATGACAGTGGAAGCACTACGTTGGATATGGTTGGTTCCGCCTTGGCATTCTGGTCGCTTGATACCATAACATAGTGTGTTTGTATCAAACCCAACTTGAACCGTATTGGGTAAACATTCCACATTCAGTTCGGTATAGCTAGGGTTCTGTGCTTCATGAATCGTGGGTTTGTTACCCGATTGTTGGACCGGCGCAGACAAAAGACGTTTTCGGATAATCTTTAGCGGTCGTGAATGTTTACGCGTGCAAACAGGGATAGAGGTGCTGGTGACGATTTCGGTTCGGCCGTTTCCACAGCTGACCGTTGCCTTAGAGGTAAAATCTGCCTTTGGATAACTTCCTTCAAATTTGGATTGGTTTGTATTCGGAGAGGTAAATGCGTTGTATCTTACAGGGTATACTTCGTGTCTTTGTTGTCCTTTCCAAGTAAATAACATATGTATATATATATGTTATTAATTTTCGCGGTGGTTCTGTTATGCCTCTCCTTTTATTTCCCACGGGAAGCCTTTATCAATCCATTCGAGGATGAGGAGGATGCGTGTATCATCAAACTAAAATACACTCCCTTTATCTCAAGCACCGTTGGTTATTCGAACGAAAACAATGCTCTTCAAAAGAACTATGAATCGATTCTTGAAATGACGGATTACAACCAATACAAGCGAATGCTTGACCCTACGTGTCGGTTTGATTAAAATACTTATTGGACCATTCTTTTATATTGACTCTTCTATATGTACAAGGTACAAGAAAACACCCCTAGTCCTGTCTCCTTTCCCATGGAGGAAAAACTATACGTGGCCGCATGGGCGACTCTTGTCCTAGGGATGATGTATATGATACAGGTTCGACGATTATAAGGTTCGACGATTATAATCTTTAAGCAGCAATAAAGAAAAAGTTTGTCTTGAAAAAGGAACGAATCTTCGTCTTGTAATAGGGCAAAGACCCAGCCTTTAATTTATTCGTGTCTATCAACGACTTTTCAATCAGGTCTTTCGTGTGCTCTCGAATGGTTTTACCTAATCCATAGTCACAGAATATTTTCTTGAACGTATCATAGCTTTCACGGTTTTCTTCGATGAATTCATCTACATTAAAATCATATCGTATCGCGAAGAGTTCTGTGTAAAAGTCGTCCTTCAATTTGGTGATATAACTTTCGGACAAAGTCTTGTAGACTTCATGTTTCTCAACAGGGTCGTGTTTCAACTTATGTTTCGTCATGATAGAAAAAAAGGTTTGAATAATGGTCACCATGCCACGTTCGTCCCCTCGAAACACATTCGACAAAAGCCGCAGATAGTTTGACATCAAGGTAGTGATGTTGTTTTGAAAGGTGCAGGTCGTGCATTTGTTTCTACATTCATCCCCGGTAAACGTGTCGGATAACATGTGTTTAATAATACACCGACTGGTCTCTTTGTAATCGATTTTAAACTTGTTTTCTTTCTGAGAGTAACTTTCCATGAGAGCAAAAGGATTCATGATACGCGATACATGAACACTATCAATCACCGTCTTTGCCCCCTGACTTAGATTGATAGGGTTTTCGCACTCGTCTTGACCATTTCTTACAAACAGGGTATTCATCAGAATCAACATTTTGGCCATCATCTTCAGGTCGGTGATACGGCGTATACTATGTTCAAGGTGTTCCCTTCTTTCGTAATTTAGCTTGGGAATATTTTCCACGTAATCCAGCGTGTCTTTTAGGTTAAATTCCAGCTTCGACTTACCTCCTAATATCCCCAGTGAATTTTTTACCATTTTAAGAAATTCGACTTTTCCGCCTACCATTCCACCTTTTTGACCAAATTGTTCAGCTCTGAATTCTCGTTGTGTCTTTTTACAGCTGTTGCATCCAACCACAATCTTTTTATCTTGGATAATGTTACCCGCATCCGGCAAGGAAAACTGCGTATAATCAATATCCTTGCTATTTTTGTATCCATAAAAGAGATAACGGTAGAGTTGCTTGCTAAGCGCGTCAATCTCCACCTCTTTCAGGCGGTTGTCGGATAAATTATTGATGGTATTCATGGGCAAGTTGGCAAGGACGGTCGCGACATAAACAGGAGACAAAAGAATAGACAGGGCTCCGTATTTCAACATCTCGAAATACGAACATTCAGGTTCTTCGTTGCCTGTTTTTTCTTTATGCGTAAACATCTCTGTAAGAGAGGATGCCTTAAACCCTTTGACACTATTGTATACATTCTTAGCAGAGGGAGCCTTGAGGGAGAGCCCTTTCACCTTTTCGGCTACATTCATGCGAGAGGGCAACGCAGCATAAGTATTTTTGAGCTTCTGTGTAACCGCAGAGGTAGCGTTTGAAGCCTTTGTATACGCCAGTCCAGCACCTTCTCCTGTTTTCTGAACAGCCAACCCCACGCCTTCTCTTCCTTTCTTCAGAGTGTATCCGGTCGCGTTCATGCCTTTCCTCAACGTGTATCCGGTGAGGTTCATTCCTTTCTTCAGCGCCATCGCGCTACCGTCTTTCAGACCCGTCCCTAATTTCGCTGCCATGGCTGCTCCTCCATAGCTTCGCCTTGTTCGTTTCTTTTTCATTATTCTATATACATATTTTAACCTCATCTCTATCGAACCTTACGTAAAAAACTATAAGAGCCATTGTGCGCGTCTCCTCCAAAGCTCAAGTCGTTGTAGGTTTTCAGGGTGCTGTCCAGGTTCTTGAAACGGGTATACAGTGAACTGTCTGAGACATAGACGCGATTGCCATAATAGAGAGGAACTTCTGTCGTCGAGATACCGAGGGTCGTGGTGCCACAGTCTTTCTGGCTGATACTGTTCGAGTTAGATTGATGGCTACCTCCACAAGATTGACCCACTCGGTTTAAAAAATCTCCTTGGTTGGTAGAGGCACGAAAAGGCCCCGCAAAAGAACGAATGACCTGTTGGTCGCTACGAGTAAAACTGCTTTTACCAAAAGACTTGCGTAGAATTTTACGTTTCATGGCGTCGTCCGCACAAAAGGTTGAGTTGGCGAAGCCTGCTCCCGGTCTTGACCCTTGCTTTCCTCCACCTAGATTGCTCATTAGTATAGCCCAATATAAAATAAAAAGGTTAGGTCTAATTATATCCAAGTTGAATGTTTTAGGTCATGATGCGAGGAACAATGTTCATCGAAATGAGCTCCTGAAAGAGTAGCTTGCAGCTAAAGGGGATTTCCACGTAAGAGAACTCCGTGCGATTGTCGCAGTTCTTACACAGATGAATGTGTTTCTTGTCGTTGAAAATCGCAATCAGTCCACACTTCTTACATACGTGCACCGAATACTTGTCCGAAACATCATACATTCTTTCTCTCGTAAATCGTGATGCGCCATGGGATATCATACAGTCGCGCTCCATTTCTCCGAAACGAAGACCTCCATCACGACTGCGTCCCTCTGCAGGCTGACGTGTCAGGTTCACCATGGGTCCGATACAACGGCTATGTTGCTTGTCGTTCACCATGTGTTTCAGACGCTGGTAATAGACGGGTCCCATAAAGATGGACGTTTCGATTTGTCCTCCCGTTTTTCCGTCGTAAAGGATTTCGTTCCCCTTGGACTCGTATCCACACTTGTTGAGTTCCTTAAACAAGGTATTCATGTCCAATTCCCCAAAACTCGTTCCGTCCCCGAAAAGACCCAGCTCCAGGAGAAGCTTTCCAAGAAGAGTCTCCTTAATCTGAGCAATCGTCATTCGCGAAGGAATCGCGTGCGGATTGATAATGAGGTCGGGACGAAGTCCATCCTTGGTAAAGGGAATGTCTTCTTCCTCTAGAATGTTGCCGATGGTTCCCTTTTGTCCGTGGCGGCTCGAAAATTTGTCTCCGATGTTGGGGCGACGCAGCGTTCGAATGCGGACTTTACAGAAATTATATCCGTCGCCGTTCCGTCCAATATAGTTCTTGTCAATGTAGGACTCTTCGTCGGTTCGATGAGACTTGCTCTGGTCCTCGTATTTGATAAGCTTCGTATTGTCATTCTTGTGTTCCTTGATGACCACCACCTTGGCAATGATAATGTCTTTGTCCTCTACCAACTCGTTCTCATCCATGACGCCTTGTTTGTTAATCTTGTCGTAATTTCCAAACTTCATGTTACGGGTATTGAGTTTATTCGGTTTGGTATGAATTTCTTCCTCTCCGTTCGTCTTCTTGTCCTCGTCTTTTTCGGTGTGATAGATGGTCGCATGAAACAGACCTCTTTCAATGCTTCCACGATTGAACAAGATACTATCCTCTTGATTGAATCCGGTATGGGTCATGATGGCTACAATGACCTGATTGCCAGACGGAAGACGGTTCAGCTTGAGCATATTCATGATACGGGTTTCTACCAGAGGTCTCATGCTATAATTCAACACGTATGCCGTCTTGTCCATACGACTGTTGACATTGGACACATAGACACCCATCGCTTGCTTACCCATGGCAGACTGATAGGTATTACGAGGGGATTGGTTATGCTCTGGAAATGGGATACACGAGGCAATGACACCAAAGATGGTGCTTGGATGAATTTCACAGTGGGTATAATGATATTGGTCTGTAATCTTGTCTGGAAATGTCGCAATCATGCTAGAGGATTGCTCAAAGGGGTCTACGTATTCGATGACCGCATCAGGTATCTTGATACTCATAATGAGGTCATCCCAAGCAAGTTCTTTTCGGTCAATCTGTTGCAACATCTCAGGTGTGATGAGAAGCGCATTGTTCTTGACGCGATACAGAGGCCGCATGAGACGACCCGACTCGTTGGTAATACGAATTTCCTGGGTATCAAACGTAAACACAATTGAGGTATAGATATGAAAGATACCTTTGGCCTTCATGGTCTTCAAGTCGTGAAAGAGTTGAATCGCGCTGTCTGTAATGCCGACCCATTTCCCGTTGACAAAGACCTTGACACGCTTGTAGAGGTCTTGTGGACTTTGTATCTCTTTCAATGAAGTGATTTTTCCTTCCAGGTATTCATGAATGGGTAGACTATCGGAATACCCCGAAATGACGGTCATGTAACTGAGGTTTTTCACGACCCCAATCGACTGACCTTCGGGTGTCTCGGCTGGACACAGAAACCCCCACGAAGACCCATGCAATTTACGCGGCTCAATCAGCTTCCCGCTCTTGTCAATCGGCATGTTGATGCGTCTCAAGTGACTCAGGGTAGACGCATAGGTCAAACGATTCAAGACTTGCGCCACACCCACCTTGTTCGAGTTTAAATGCTTAATCCCAAAGTCACCGGTCGAAAGTGCTCGTTTCAGACCATTCTCAATGGTAGAGGGTTTCACAATCTTGTAAATGTTGGTGAGGGTGATGATACTCGCATAATCCTCGGTGGTCTTCCATGAACCCGTGTTGATTTCTCGAATGACCTTCTTCTGAATGTCCTTGACACTCTTGTTGAAGTAATTCCGAAAGAGATTGTTCAACAAGGCTCCGGTTAGCTCGATGCGCTTGTTGACATAACAGTCTCGATCGTCTGCGGTTCGATAACCAAGCGCACAACGAATCAATGTATTGGTCATATACCCGAGCATATACCGTTTCTCTTTTTCAGTAGGGCAGTTGGGAAAGAGGTCATTGGTCAAAACATCCATCGCAAACTCCATCTTCTTTTTGTTGCCTTCCTCTTTCTCCATGTTCAGCGGCGTGTAGATGACGGAATTGGTAATATACAAGATACAGTCTTCGTATTTTATATATTCACACGCTTGTAGAATCGAAGCCTTGAGATAGTGAAGGATTTCCTGGTTCTCTGGGCAGTCCACGTCCAAACAAATCATGTTACAGATTTCCTTGTCGCTTTTCAGTCCAATCGCTCGAAACAAGACGAACAAGGGAACCGGGCGCTTTAGACGAGGGATTTGCACCAAAATCTCATTCCCACAGGAGAGCAATCTCGATGAAATCATCATGTAAATCTGCTTGGGTGAAATACACTTCCAATCCGGGACCGAGCGAACCTCTGATGTCCACAGCCATTTGTTCCCCGGTTTTTGCTTGTAACACAAGATGGTGTTGTCTGCCGGTTTTTCCTGACCAATACATGTCTTCTCTGACCCATTGATGATGAAATACCCGCCAGGGTCCATCTTGCATTCGTCAAGCTGCTCCGGTCTCAAGTTTTCGTATTGGTTTAGAATACAAATCGAAGACTTTATCATGATGGGGATTTTTCCAAATTGAATTTTGGACAACTTCACCTGTTTGACTTCCTCGATTTCTAGCTGTTCGCCTCTACGAATGATATACTTGATGTTTAGGTCAATGGTAAAGTTCGAGGTATACGTGAAGTTCCGCAGACGTGCGTTGTGCGGAAACATCAACTTGGTCGACCCGTTGTTCTCATGAATTTCTGGACGATAGATACACAAATTCTCAAACTCGATGACCGTGACCAGTCTGTATTTCTTAAATTCTTTAATGTAATCATACGGAGATTTAATAACCAGCGGATTAAACATCTCGATGGTTCGTTTCATTTGAACTTGTATGAAATCATTATAAGATTCGATTTGGTGCCTCACAAGCTGATGCAAGTGTTTGTCGCGAAAGTAAGACTCAATCACCTTCCAGCAATCGGTTTTGGAGTAAGACGACATGTTCACTCTATATGTGGATTTCTGTTTAATTCAATTTTAAAAACAATAAGAATGAAGTTGTCCTATAGGTTCAAGTGCGTATCTTTTTTTGTTTTTTCTCTATATGGCTTCTAAGACCGTGACTATTAAACCCGAATTCCTTCATACGAGCAAACGTAAAACCAGACGAAAATTGCCAGAACAGGTGGTCATCCAACCCAATACCTTGAGAGAAATCCTTTTGAATAAACTGATTGAACGGAGAAAAACACAAAAAACAAGAATTGACCCCCCTGTTTTGAACGACGTTTCCTTTGACGGTCCTTCAGAGGCTGCTGTCATTTGTGCGGTTAGCCCTGAAAAGCCTGTAGCCGACTCCTATTCGAACAAAGACAAACCTTACGGTATTTTAAAGAATGGGACAAAACCCACGTTTAAAACATGGAACGCACAACCTCAACCCGTTCCACCAGTTCCACCTGTTCAAGTCGTTGAAGTGGCGCAAGAGATAAAAGTCGACATCCCCGAACCCGAGACAAAAATGGATGTAACGAACGAAACGAATGAAACCACCGAAACGACTGAAAAGATGGTCTTGGGTAAAAACAAGAAAAAGAAATGTGTCTATGTCTTGATCGAAAACAACAAGACGCGTAAATTACACGGAGAACGTGCTCAAAAAATAAAGAAAACGAGTATTCAAACGGTTCGTAATTATTTAAAAAACCACAATCTGATTAAATCTGGTAGCGCAGCACCCAATCCCTTGTTACGAACCCTTTACGAGAATGTTCTTTTTTGTGGCGACATTACCAACCAAAACAAAGAAAATCTTATTCATAATTTTAAAGACAAGGAATAGGATTATAGCTGACTTCTGCAGTAAGGACAGGACTGATTGATTTCAATCCATTCATGGAAGGGCGCACTCTTGAATAAATGACGACATTGTCTTATCATGACGACTTCGTCCGCCTCTTGAAAGGTTTCTTGTGTAATCGGACATTCTGTATAAATAGGGGTAATGAGGTCCCCGTAACGATGTGTGCTATAACGGGGCTCCGAACGATTGTTACGTGCCTGATTGCGAGCCTGATTGCGTGCCTGATTGCGTGCCTGATTGCGTTCCTGATTGCGTGTATTGATTCCGTCAGTGTCTGGGGTCGCTTCTGTATTTTGACGAATATTTTCACTTGTAAAGACAATGTTGATAAGGTCTCCCAATGGATTGGTTTGATTCGTGTTTGTAGGCAATCTGGATAAGTTTTGTTCATGTAAAAGAACAATCTGTAGCAACGTCGCTATGTTCTGGGAACTTCTTGAAAGCAGTTCTTCGGTCATTAGGTTAGAAGAAAAGGGTTGTTTATATGAGTTTTCTATTTCTATCTGTAAATTAAAATAATGAAATAGTTTATGAAGGAAGAAGAAGCAGCCTATGATGAGAATAACAGAGACATCATCGGATTCTTAAATATCTATCGAGTGAAAATGATTTTATTGTTAGTATTTGTCATTCTTTTTTACGTCGTCCTATTCAGTCTTTTAAACAATGCTTCAGAGTCTAATCCAGAAAGTAAACCCTATATTTTTATCATTGAAATTGTTCTTTGGGTTGTATTGGTGGCCATTATTGTCATGAATGTTCGTTATTACAATGACAAGGATTTTTCGTTTGAACAGCTCTTTCGTAATCTGTTTAGTGAAAAGACGCCCGAAATCGAGGTCAATGTGCACAGGGATACACCACGACGCGCCATCCAAGAGACTTCGACGGGCGAAGTGTTTCATTTGCGAAAGAATATATTCAATTATAACGAAGCCAAGGAAGCGTGCGGACTGTTGGATTCTAGACTTGCGACGTATGATGAAATCGAAAATGCTTACAACAATGGAGCAAATTGGTGCAGTTATGGATGGAGTGATGACCAGTTGGTTTTATTCCCCAGTCAAAAGGAGTATTTAAATCAGTTGAAACAGTTTCCTGGCCATGAACGTGACTGTGGTCGAGTAGGAGTAAACGGCGGATATGTCAAAAACAAACACGCCAAGTTTGGAGTGAATTGTTATGGAAAGAAGCCTTATGCGACGGAAAAGGACAAGGAATACCTGTCTAAATACAAATTGTCGGGTTCTGTCCCGGACGATATCTTGAAGAAATTACGAGAGGAAAAGGAAAAGGATTTCCTGGTCACTCCGTTCAATAAAAATAAATGGAGTGAAATCGGATAAGCAGTATAAGTATTTTAACGTCTCGATTTTCGAGTCGTCGTCTTGCGTGCGCTTTTCTTTCTGGACTGTGAAGGGGCTTTTTCCAGACCCATCACCTTATGCCATATTTTCTGTTCTTCTTTAAAATCAAAGGAACAAAAGACAAAAGGAGATTTGGACTGTTTTTTGTAAACACCTAAGGATAGACCCATGGGCAGCATATATATTTGTATATATATACTTTTATCTACTATGCGTCTGTATTCATTATAATAATTCGTCCTTTATTATAATGAATGTATTAGACCAATATGAGGCAGAACGCCTTACCATCGGAAACGCGATTGACATGGAGGATGACCATTATTTTTGTAAAATGGAATACGACCAGAAACCTTTTCTCATTCGAACGGACCATTCATGCATTTATAGGAAAAAGACGGACCCGTCTTCTCATTATGTTTATGTCTCTCTGACGAATAAAAGCTATCTGGAATGGTTTGAAGAATTCTACAAAGGAATCATCTCTAAATTTCACACACAATCCATGGACTGGTTTGAGGAACCCATGACACATCATGAGTTTGAGTGTTCCTTTATCAATCCACTGAAAAGCAACATCAAACAACAGTGCTTTGATATCATGTGTAAGATAGACGAGGACAAATTGAAACGAGAAGGGATTGAAGGGTCTTTGCATGAATTAGAGGATATAGAGGTATTCCCCACGTTTCATGTGAAAGGAATCCGATTTAATACAAAACATTTTATGTTTGACATTGAATTGACTCAGTTGGACCGTTTGAAACCCGTGGTTAAACCCGAGGATACGGATACTATAGAAGAATACTGTCCTTCTGTGGAAGATTTAGAAGAAACGGAATTGGACCTCGAGGAAGAGTCTATTTACGATATTTACGATACACTCAACGAACATATCAAGGAAGATATGGTAGAAAATATTCGCAAGCTTTTTCTACAAAAAAATCTAATTTTGAAATTAAATTTGGCCGAGGTCGTGGATGACGAAGAGCCTGAAACTGAATAATTTCTATTCTTTAAAATTATTTTATATTTTATACTCTATATATGAACTTTTCTAAACTCATCAAACAACCCAACCAGGACCTTTTTAATGTATTGTTGGGACTAGGTGTCATTGTCTTAATTGTGGTTTTAGTGCAGTATAACCAAAAGAAAACCCCAAGTGAGCCTTTGTCCAATTCATCGAGTTCCTTCAGCCCTGCCAACTTTCCAGAAGTGGTTCAGATGAAGGGAGGCCCTGCTACGGCAGAACTCGGGTCGGCTGCGTCTTTGAAGAATGACAACTATTTAGAGGTATCGGGGATTGCAACGCCTCGAACCAATAATGCGGATGCCGTCAATACGCGTATGACGCCCAATGAGTTACTTCCTTCCCAGGCGGCCAATGAATGGTCGTCTCTTCACCCCGCCTCGGATGACTTGGTCAACGTGAATATGTTGTCGGCTGGTCAGATTATCGGTATCAACACCGTGGGAAGCAGTATGAGAAATGCCAACCTTCAGCTCCGGTCCGAGTTTTCTATTCCGAGACAAAACGTGGGCCCGTGGAACGAGAGCACCATTGAACCGGACACACTGCGTAGACCTTTGGAGATTGGCTCGGCTTAAAATCGACGAGAATTTTAATAGAATAGAAGATTCAAAAGATGTGCCCGTTAGACCCAGCTTTCTTCGTTGTTCCCTTTCTTGGCGCGTGGGCTCTATGCATCTATAGTAATTACAAGAGTCGGCAAAGACAACAAATACTCTATGACGATTACGCGTCTAAAATCGCCAGGTATCATATCGACGATGCGCTCTACGAAGATAAAGATAAAGTCTAACGTATAGACTCTACCTTTTATATCGAATCCAAAGTCGATATAAATAGTTTCATATGACGTATTTTTATTGTTCTTGAAAAATAATAAAGAATGAATGTAATGGACAAGGAAGACGTTCTAACCTTTCTCATGACGGGATTGATTTTGTTTATTTCTTATCGCATCTACCTAGATTCGGATTATTTCCAATTGAAGTGTATTGTCTCCACGGTAGACGGAGACAAATATTGCGTTCGCGAAAGAGACCAACTTCAGCCTGCCGCGGACCTTTTGGCGATCACCTCTAAAAAGATGGTCGATTTTGTCTCGTATATGAAACAGCATCAACCGGACGACGAACGAACCAAACGTCTCGCATCTAGGTTTAATGCGTCTAAAATTGTCGAGACGTTGCCTACCAGTGAGTATACGGCCTACAGTGAGAACAAAGGGAAAAAGATTGCGTTTTGCTTGAATAAGCAAAAAGAAGACAACAATCAGTTGATTGACCCCAATACACTCATGTTTGTGGCTTTACATGAGTTGTCTCATCTCACCACCACAACCATTGGACACAACGATGAGTTTTGGACAAACTTTAAGTATGTCTTGACACATGCGGTTGCCGCAGGGGTATACGAGCCGATTGACTATAAAGAAAATCGTACCGACTATTGTGGAATGACGATTCACGACAACCCCTATTTTAAATAGATAAAGCTATAGTATAGTATAATGCGATACGTGCATCTTTATGTCGCTGCTTTACTCCTCTTTCTTTCTCTCTCCTATCGGGAACCTTTTTATAACCCAGCGGAACCCATCGCACGGCCTGAGAATTTTCCAGACCACAGTGGTCACCGAACGTTCATGAAGATGGAGAAAATCATTTATGAGTTGATAATGACTCCTTCCATTACCCTAGAAGAAAAAGCTTATCTAGAGGACTTTTTAAATCTGATACAAGGTATTCCCGAGACAACACCCCCTACCCAACTGAACGATACAGAGGAAGGGAATTCAACGGTTAAAAAATTGCAACACGTGAAGACCTTATTATTAGAAGAGTTTGATAGACTTCCAACCTCGAATGCTGCTTATATCCCTGTAAAAAATGCCATTTATTTTTTATCGTGGTTATTAAAAAACATATTCATTTAATATAATGTATCTTTTAGGTTTCGTCGTCCTTCTTTTTATAGCTCTTCTCTTTGTTCCACGCAAGGAGGGGTATATGGATAGTGATTTGGTTTCTATTCAAAATGACGTGATCAAACAAAAGACGCTTTTAGACAAACTGGTAAAGTCGCTGAATGTGATTCTTGAAAAAGATGTCGCAGACAAATTAGACCTAGACCCTCTATCCGTAAATATCATCAATAAATTGAAAACGCTTGTAGACAAAAAGACACCAGAGAATGTTCCTCTCATTGAAGAACTCATGAAATTGAAAGAAAAAACAGAGAATCTTCAGCCTTTGATTAACGAATATCGTAAGAAAATCAAGGAACTGTCTGAATCCAAAGTAAATAACTTTACCATGGCCGATGTTCTACCTGAAACTCAAAAAAGAATGGAGGATATCAAAAAGGACATTGAAAGGATATTGAAAGATTAACGCGCCTATTCCATTTTAGATTCGATTAGATTTTAAAGGGAAACCCTTAAAATATAATACGACTTTTATATAATGTTCCCAGTTACCTTTATTCTTTTAGAACAGAATAAAGAAAGGGAGAGAAAGATTGTTCAAATCTACAAGGATGACACACTGGAAAATGTCAAATACAAATTGTCGGAACAACTTGATTCAAAACAAATCGAGGGATATTATCTTTTTTACAAGAAGACGATGCTGTTGAACCCTTATGACAGTTTTAAGAAACTCTCTAACCAAAATACACGGGTGATTAGCTATCCGACCTTTTATGGGTTTTGCGTCAATCATGGTCTTGAATTGCCTGAAAAAAAGGAGGTCTATGAATTGGAAGATTTTCTGCAATACGACCAACAAAAAGTAGAAACCACCCTTCCGATTGGTATCAAGAAACAATCTCCTTTTATCGTAAACCCCTATGAGAACATTTTTCCAATGTTAGAAGATTCCAATACGTTATCGAATTCGTTATGGCTCGGTCTACCCAAAGAGGTCTATGTGTGTCAAGCGAATGATGTTTATGCTTATTGGGAAGAAAAAAAGTATGAAATTGGTCAAATGGCCAACGTGTATTTTCCTTATCTGTTTGAGAAGAAAGTGAACACGAGCGCAGAGCTGTCGGCGCTTCCTTTGGTCGAATATACGCAATACAAGGCATACAACGACATGATTGATTATCATCATTCCATTCACCAGAAAGACCATCTGATTCAGCATGGGATAAAAAGTATTTATTTTGTCTTGTATACCTTACAACCCTTTCGATTCCCTTCTGAAATGGTGTTTAAAATGATACAGACCGATATGATGTATCCCTTTGTCAAGTTGACGGGGTCTAGAAAGCAGGACAACATGTATCGTCTCTTTTGCGACGGGTTCAGTATCAAAGGAAAGAAAACCCCTGCCATGCCTCGAAAGATGATACAGAAATACAGCAGCGAATGTAAGCGATTGAATACATTGTCCTATCTCTTTTACTACAAGCCAACCCAGTCCTTGGTGCTCACCATCGATGAACACGGGCACATTTTCTTTCAGCTAGAACCTACCGAACTCATTACCGTAATCGAAATCGAAACTCTGATAAAAGAGATTACGGCCAACGTATTGTCTCAGCTTTCAGAGAAGTTGGACCCCACCCATCATATTTTTGACACGTTTCAAGACTTGTATCAAGATACGGTAGAAATCATCGACCTTCAATATTCGTTTCACTACAAGCGTTATGCAAACCTGAACATCAAGAAATTCATGAAATGTTTTTCACCGGTCTTCAATTTTATCGAAGAAAAGGGAACGACCACACTTCGTTACAAACGAGTCTCCAACTTTAATACCATGGAAAGCATGGATAGTTTTTTGACTGAAAAAATCAACAAACAAATGCCTTATGCTGAAATGGTTCACCTCTTCTCGGTCAACTTCATGAATAATGATGAACCTGCCGCCATTGAGTATATTGGAAAGTTCATGAGCCATATTCAAGTGGAACAGGACATGAAAGTGAACCGTATCCGAAAATTAAAGGTCAATCCTGGGTTTTTAGTGGAGGTGGATAAACACGATACCTCGTATGAGGTTGTGGTTCATTCGATTGACAACATGTATTATTTAACTTGTATCGAACCCTATGTCACCAATCTAATGATGATTTCACAGGGACTCATTGATGTCGGGGACCATTGTGAAGAAGTTGCAGAGGTCATGGCGACGGAGGTTGAGGTGGAAGTCGACGAAGAAGACTTTCAAATGGAACCCGATGATACACTCGATCATTTCTCGGACTCGGACCAGGAGCTTGAAGGGTCCATGAGTTTTTCAAATACGGGGTCCGAACCTTCTGCCGAGTCTACCGAAGAGACCAAACAAGAGTCATCTAATAATTCTGAGCCAGAAGCCGAACCTGAAAAGGTCCAATCGCAGGCAGAATCGGAAGCAGAATCAGAGGCAGAGCAGTCACAAGCAGAGCAGTCACAAGCAGAGCAGTCACAAGCAGAGCAGTCACAAGCAGAGCAATCAGAAGCAGAAGGCACGATGAATAACGGTGAATCAGAAGCAGAATCCGAAGCAGAGCCCGAGGCAGAACAAACAGGTGAACAGCCCGAAGCAGAACAAACAGGTGAAGAACCGGCGGGCGAACCCGAAGCAGAACCTGAAGCGGAACAAACTGGCGAAGAGCCTGGCGAACCCGAAGCAGAACAGACAGGAGAGCAGTCCGACGCAGAAGGCACAATAAAGACTGAAGATTCTGAAGCAGAGCCCGAAGAGGAACAGACCGGCGAACAGTCCGACGCAGAAGGCACCATGCGAACCGAAGAATCTGAAGCAGAATCCGAAGCAGAGCCCGAAGAGGAACAGACCGGCGAGCAGTCAGACGCAGAAGGCACGATGCGGACCGAAGAATCTGATGCGGAGTCCGAGACCGAACCCAACGAAGAAATTGACCTGAACGCCCCTGAACCCAATGAAGTCGACTTGAATGCGCCTGAGAAACAAACGGGAGGCAGCAATGAAAAGGATGTCTTTATTTATGACGACCATTATCCCTTTGACATTACCCAAACGCTAGGCCTTACCCCTGAATTGTATCCAGCAGAATTAAAACATTATTTTAGAGCATTCCATGCGTCGGGTTGTGCCCTGGTCCAAAAACAAGACACCTCCTGTAAAGGGTTTGTGGCGAAACTTACTCCCGAACAAATCGCCAAGTTTCCCTTTTTAAACACCTTGGAGGAGGTTTCGGTATACGACAAGGCTGGTAATTACAACAAAGTATGGACGGCCTTTAATCCAGTAGAGGCATGGACGACGCATCCTTCGTTGACCGTTCTGAAAAAGGTGTATTCTACCGTAGCCTATGGATGGAAAAACAAGATGGATGACCAAGGCATTTTGTATATCTACGACAAAGACTATCGTCTACACGGTCGTTTTAATAATGTTCACTACGTCAAGGTAGAAGAAGAAGACGACGACTTGACCAAGATTCGTTTTACACCCATGAACCCTTTTTTGAAGAAATTGCAGCAACGAGAACCAGTCTTGTTTCATAAATCGAGCGATGGGGTTCACAGTCAATACAGTCGAATGTGTTTATGGTCTGCGAAGAGACAACCGGTCATTCTTACGGAAAAGGAGAAAGAACGGATTGATTCTGTAGCACCGAATGCGTATGACAGTTCTCTGAAATACGGGTCGGACCCTGATAATCCTTTTTATTATATCTGTCCTCGTTACTGGGATTTAAAACACAACCTACCGGTTAAGGCAGATAGTGTAGACAAATCCAAACTCATTCCCAAAGATATCCCCGACCGACTCAAACACGTCGATATACAGTCAAGGTACATCATGGATTTGTCTGTCCCAGGAGACGACAAGACCTTTATGACACGCGTAGGTATGTTAAAAAGTAAATCACCCGACGGGCACTATTTACCGTGTTGTTTTACCACGCGTTCAGCAGGCAAGAAAGAGGATGAGGTCGACAAGCGGACGAAAGATGCCATGGGGGTAAAGAGTGCCAAGAAAGAACCTACCCAGAGCACCGTTCAATACATTCAAAACGGAGACAAATTTCCGTTGGAGAACGGTAGACGGGGACATTTGACCCCCATTCTTGAACGGTTCTTTCACACCAATTATGCCGACTACTATAGCAATTTACAGAAACGTAAACTCAAAACAAATTATCCATGCCTCTTGCGCAGAGGAGTCGAAAACAACAAACATCAATCTTTTTTATATGCGATTTCCTTTCTCTTGCATAAAAATGAGGTTTCACTGGATACGTTTAAAAAGGAAATCATCGCGGCGCTGAACCTAGATATCCTACAAACCTTGCATCAGGGGAATATTCCTCATACCTTTTCTTCGCTCAAATACGAAGACCAAGACCTGGAACCTTACAAAGAGACGACCCTATACAAGACCATGATGGACAATCCCATGGCTCTCAAGAAGATTGTGAATGGTTATGAGAATTTTATCAAGTATATTGAAAGCGATGAACCCATCGATTATGTGTATTTTTGGGATATTTTTTGCGCAGGTCTCTTGACCAAGACCCGTATCAATCTAGTGATTTTACAAGAAGACGTGGACGACGCCACTCACAATATAAGTATTTTATGTCCAACCACACTACATTCCATCTATTCGTTTGACCTATCGCTTCCCACGGCGATTCTATATAAACGCGGCGAGTTTTTTGAACCCATTTACATTTACACAGAAAAAGAGGCCATGTTTACTCAAACCAAACTATTAGAGCCAGTCCATCTCACGCCCACCCTCAAGCATATTTTGTCTCTGATTTCAAAGAACATGGAAAAGTGTATTCCTCAAAAAAACAAATACCAATACAAGGACAATCTTCCCGCCGACCAAATCCTAGAGATACTGAAAGGGCTTCCGTATAAGGTGCGAAAGGGACTGATTAATGTAGACGCTCGTATGGTTGCTTTACAAGTCGAATATAAAAAATACATCTTTATGGTGCCCTGTGCTCCCAGTCCGATTTCTTTGCCTTATGAGATGCTGACGGCCGAAAAAGGACACGATTATCGAACCACGTTGTCTCTGTTGAACCGATTATACAAGGACAGTAAACAAAAGATACCCTGCAGGCCAACTCACCGTATTGTGGAAGACGAACTGGTGGTGGGCATCTTGACCGAAACCAATCAGTTTGTGCCTCTGATACGTCCGGAGGAAAACAAGATGACGGATGAATTACATGTCCTACATGACCATAGCTATTTGGATTACGATGTCTATATTAGCAAGCATCCTCAACAACCTTTTAAACATAAACTGATACATTACCTGAAATTAGAGCAGGGGTTTTATCGTGCGTTTTTCAATACACTGAAAATGGCGATACACGATACCTCCTTTTATTCCACTCGAAATGTGCTCGAAAGCATTATTCATTCGAAAGACGACTACGAAACTAAAAATGAAGACATTTATCAGGTGTTAAAGCCCATCTTTGTAAAGAAGTTTGACTTTGTGGTGTATCAAGAGAAGGTCTTGGATGAACTCGCGGATATTAACCTATGCAAAGACCCCTCTCAGAACTATTGTGAGTTTGAAACACCTACTTCGGAAGGGAAGTTGCTTATCCCAAAACTGAACCTTTTTGACCAATCGGACAACTATGACCGTTATGTGAATCGACTCATTGATGACATGATTGAAAATAGGTCTATACAGAAAAGTTTATTCACCGAAATTCATAGCACCCTTTATTATTCCGATTTGTATCATTTGAGTAGTGAAGAAATACTGTTGTTAGAAAACAACCTACTCTCTTATCTGGACGAGAACCCGAAGATTAAAAAAATAAAATCGATTACCCATCGCGCTTTTGAAGACGTTCAGCCCCGTAAGGTGTTAGAATTGTTAGAGCCTTATGAAGAGGTAGAAGAACTCAAGGAAGAATCTATTTTTCTAGAAACGGAAGAGGTCTATGATAGCGATACGGAAGAGAATGCGAACCTGACCGACGACTCGGAAGAGGGTATCGATACAACCAATACCTTGTATCAGTCTATCAAGACAGAGAAGAAAGAAGACATTCATGTTGAGACACCCAATCCTTATGTCGAACCGCCCATAGAGGTCAATCTAAACGCACCCGTCGAGACAAATTTAAATGCGCCCGAGCCTGAAGTGCCTGCGGTCGAACCAACACCCGTGGCTGTGAAAAGACCTGAGACGGCAAAACCCGTTACCAAGGCCGAAATACAGTCCAAAGGCGTCGAGAGCGAATTCAAGGAATGTATGAAAGTGGTCTATCTTACCCAAAAATGGATAAACTACTTTCCCAAGGGAACCAAGACCCTTCGTTTTATGAACACACCCATCTCCTGTAATGGTATGTTGTTGTTACAGATTTATCGTGATTACAATCCTGACAAATACCGACACATCACCATCGAAAACATCAAAGAGAAACTGGTTCATACCTACCAAAAATACGAAACCTTTTATCAATTTCTTTATAAAAAATGGAAAGCAGAGAAGCCTCCTGAGTATCAAAACAAAACCCTATCCATGACCTCTATGATACAAAACGAAGAGTATCCCATCACTCAAGTCGATTTATGTCTCCTCTTGTTCGACGAGGAACTACCCATTACTCTGTTATTGCACTCAAAGGGGTCGGTCAAGTGTGTCCGGCGTATCGGTCATCAGCAAGACTTTAGCTATTACGTCAAACTGACCGATAGCGATACCTTTTTCCTATTCATCTACCACAAAGAGACTTACAAGATTTATGACCAAGATATAAGCGAGGACTTTCAAGCAGATATCAAAGAAAATTCCATGACCGTATTAAATTACTTAAAGTCAAATATTTAAAACCATTTGAATAGTTTCTCGATACTTATGTATGTCCAAACAATACGACGGTTCATACATCACGGACCTAAACGAAACCTTTCAAGGGTTGCCTTTTTTTCGAAAATATATTGAATACATCGAATACAGGATATATCAAATCCTTCAAGAAAATCCACATCCACATCTGGTGACGGTCTATCGACTGACCGAATCCTTTGTCGATATTGAATTACTTACGCCCGTGAATGAATTACCGGATTACGACGAGGCCTCGATTGTAGCCGCGGCCCGTTCGGTCAAAGAACACTTACAGGGATTGGGTATATTTTACATGGATTGGAAGTCAGATAATCTGGGAATAACGGATACGGGAACAAATGGTAAAACCTATCGATTGTTTGACTTTGATGGAGCTGGTTACTTTCGCCAGGGTTGGATAATTCAGCCTATGCCTTATTGGTCCTATCGACAGGCCGCGGAAAAGGGACTGACGGACCCGAAAGAAATGGACGATTATGCTTTTGAGTTGAACTTGAAAAGCGTAATCGTAAATGTAATTTAAAAAAATAAATCATAAAGTAAATCATCTATACATTTTAAAATGCCATTTCATAACCATTGTCAATCTCTTGTCGTTCCTCCGTAGGAAGGGTGTGGCGTATCTTCAGGTTCTTCAAGGAACAAGGTTCGTCGCGTTTCTCCTTCAATTCTTCAAAGATATCCTTTTGTGCGGCTTCATATACGCTTTCCTTTGCGTCGCGCTGGACCTCAAACATATTCAGGTAAACAGAGAAGGCTGCGGTTCCGTAGTATCCGGCCTGTCCGCACATGACATTGGCCGAGACACCGCGCATCTCGTCCAATTCTCCATGTCGTGCTGCCTTCAAGAACATCTCCGTGGTTTCCTCAAACGATGCTTTTGCAATCGGCCCAATGTCATCGTTGTTAATACCATGTCGGAAGATAGACACCATCTTTTCATTGCTCGTCATGCGGTCGCACAACAAGGCCAGGTGATGATGATTGACATACCCACCGTCAAAACACAAGACGTCCATGATTTCATTAAACAAGCATTTACGCGCGGCTTCGATACCGAGCACTTCATACGTCTCCATGATATTGTTGGTAATGGTTCGAGTCGGGTCGATAATGTCCAGAGCCAACACATCCAAGAGGTTGGTTCCCAGGGTATCCAACGCATAAATGTCTTTCCGTTCAAAGTCTCCCGTCTCCTCGTTGTATTTCATGTATCCCTGCATCTGGATGAGATTGACTTTGTCCAGGTCAGGCACACCGCGCAATACCACATTGTTCAGAAGATTATGCTGGAAACTCTTCAAGAGATAAATCTGGTCTCCTTGGTCCAAGCTTATCGGCTTGGCTTTCTTGTTATTCACACTCATCAATCGAATCCGAAAGACGACATCATGGTCATCCAGGTCACTGTAAAAGCACCGAATTCCCTCGTTGTAAATACTTTTGAGAGCAAAGTGGATTTCATCCAAGCTCAGATTGGAGTCAATCATGGCGGTCTTGTTCAGGGACAAACGAAGAATCCACCGGCTAGGGGTAGTGTCCTCCTTGTCCAAGCAATCGTCCAGGATTTCGCTAAACTCTCTGTATCGTTTCATGAGTTCGATGTCTTTCTCCACAAGGGTCGCCATGTCGTCCGGGTCATAGTAAATCTCCGAGCTCGTCACGAAATTCTTGAATTTGGTGTTTTCGACCTTAGATATCATGTCAAACGCCTTGTCCTTGTCCGTTTCGTCTTCCTCATTCAAGAAAATGGTCATGGATGGGTTTTTCATGTTGGTCGTGAGAGCAAGAATTTCTTCCATACGAGGCACACCACGAGTCACGTTTGATTTGGTCGAAATACCGGCAAAGTGAAAGGTGTTGAGGTTCATCTGGGTGGTCGGCTCACCAATCGACTGGGCTGAAATCAGGCCGACCATTTCACCTGGATTGACGGTTGCCTTTTTATAGACAAACATGATTTTCTCGAGAAGGAAGATGAGGGTCTCTTTCGTAAACCGGTGCTGGAGCACCAACGTAGCCGGGTTCAGGTAATAGTAAAACGCACGTTGAAACATGACGCATGGATGATAGACTGCCTCCAAGTAATGCTTGTAGTAATGGTCCAACGTCTGGTAACATTCCAGAGGAGTCATGTCCGTCTGTGTGGATTGGGTATGAAACTGATGCTTCAAGTTCATAATGAGCGAGGGAAACGACATGGGTAGATAGAGGGTCTGGTAGGACCCTTCGTTGTCTGCCACCAGTCGAATAAACCGATTGCGCGTTTCAATCTGTTCATGAATCTCACTCTTGACCCTTGCCTTGAGGTCTGCGATTTGTTCCTTGTAACGCTTCAAGGCGCCTTGGTCAAAGATGGCCTTGTAGGGCTTCCATTCCTTGGCATCGTAAGCATACCGATACATATCATAAAGCTCTTGCTGCGTCTTTCCAATCAATTCAAACTTGGATGTTTCAATCTGAGTCGTATCAAAGTTGGTCCCTCCGTAATTGAACTGAATGATTTTCTGTTTGTTGTTTCGCACGCTTCGGTCGTAACAAATCACGATGTCTTCCATGCCTTTAATCAACCGACGCTGAATGTATCCGGTCTGACTGGTTTTGACCGCTGTATCAATCAGACCCACGCGACCACCCATTGCATGGAAGAAGAGCTCTTCCGGGGTAAGGCCTTGGATAAAGGAACTCTCGACGAAGCCGCGGGCGACAGGCGAGTCATCAAATTGCTTGAAGTGTGGAAGGGTTCGATTGGGATAACTATAGGGGATACGCTTGCTGTCCACGTTCTGCTGACCCAGACAAGAAATCATCTGGGAAATATTGAGCACCGTTCCTTTCGACCCGGATTTGACAATGTTGACAAACCGATTCTCTTTGTTGAGTCGGTCAATCGCAATTTTACCTGACTCGGAACTGGCCTTGTTCAGGATATTGTTGACTTCATTCTCAAAGTAATGGCTATTGGGTCGACCCGTTTTGTTCTCCAGTATACCCAAGTGAGCTTGTGAAATGAGGGTGGCCACCTCTTTTTTCTGCTTCATGATGACTTCGCTAATCAGTGTATTGGTCTCTTCGTTTGAAATCAAATCACTCATGCCGACGCTGAACCCAGTGGTTTTCATATACTCGGTGATGACGGACTGAAGATTGTCAATAAATCCCTGTGATTCGTCCTCCGAAAAGTCGCGATGAAGACGCTGGATAAGACCGCGTCCGCCTCCACACAAGCTATCTTTTTCAAACTGTCCGCGCAACATTTTCCCGTTTATAATCTCGACTACATAGTTGCTTGTCTTTGGGTCGTCGCGACCCTCTTTAAACATTGCACTCTTGTAATGCTGTGTAAACTGAGGCAATAGACTACTCACAAGTTCGTGACTGGTATACTCTTCCTTGTTGTCCGCAAAGAAGAGCGGGTCGAACTTGCCGCTCTTGGCAAGAAGATTCATCGCATTCTTTCGAGGAATGCGAATGTTCTCTCGCGTAAAGAGATAGCTTCCGAGCAACGAGTCTTGAAATATACCGATGATACTTTTGTTGAGGGCTGGACTGATAATTTGATACTTGATGGCCGCCAAGTGCTTGAGCTCCATCTCGGCCTCGTCGTTTTGGGGCATGTGCATGTTCATTTCATCTCCGTCAAAGTCTGCGTTGTAAGGCTTCGTGTCGGCCACGTTCATGCGAAAGGTATCACCCTTTTTCATAATCTTGACGCGATGTGCCATCATCGACATGCGGTGCAACGTCGGCTGACGATTGAACAATACATAATCTCCATTCATCATGTGTCGATGGACCGTATCTCCATTTTGAAGCTGAATGTTGGACCGGTCATGATAACGAAGGGAGATATTCTCGCCGTTCGAAAGCTCTAGAATTTTGGCACCCGGGTAAACATCCGGACCGTTTTTCACGAGATACATCAAGAACTCCTTGTTTCGGTCTGTCACAAAGACGGGCTTGGTCAAATTCATGGCAATCTTCAGGGGGACGCCCAGGTCCATGATAGAGAGCTCTGGGTCGGGTGTAATGACCGAACGAGCACTGTAATCGACACGCTTTCCCATCAAGTTGCCACGGACACGACCTGTCTTTCCCTTGTGACGCTCGGAAATCGACTTTAATGCACGACCGGACCGCTGACGCACCGGGTCTGTTCCCGAAATGTTATTGTCCACAATCGTCGACAAGTAATATTGTAAGACCGTAGACCAATCCTCAATTTGTTTGAGTGATGCGTTCTTGGCAATCTGGTCTTTCAACAGATTGTTGTACTTGATGATATTGATGATGATGTGCGTGAGGTCGTCCTCGGAACGCTGCTGGGCATCGTGCTTGACCGACGGGCGAATACTCGGAGGCGGAACCGCAAACACTTGACAAATCATCCACTCAGGTCTGCTCCATTTACTGGAAAACCCCATGAAATCAATGTCTTCATTTGAAATCTTTTTAAAGATTTTTAGCACCGTCTCCGGCACCAGTTTGAGTGTAATTCCTTCTGCTTGGTCCTTGTCGTCGTTCCAGTCCGCAATCAGTGTCGCAAACCCATCCTTCTTGATGTGCGTTGGCTGCTTGCATTCACACCCATCCACCGTGTCTCCACCACAACGCTTCACTTTACTGGCGAGCGTAAAGACCTGTTGCCAACGGTCCGAAGCCTTGTAGTTGATTAAATTACGATGAGCCGTTTTATCAATCAGCAGACGGCTACATTTGATACAAACGCACTTCAAAATCTTGGTAATTTCTTCTAAATATTGAATGTAAAACATGGGACGCGCCAGCTTGATGTGTCCAAAATATCCAGGGCAATTCATATAGGTTTCTCCATCCGTCGGACACACCAGTCCCGGCTCGAGCACACCCATGCGCGGGTCAAACAATCCACCGATTTTGGGTTTGATGCCATTGTAGGTTTCTTTGTTTGTAATTTCGGCAACGGAGTTTCGTTCGATTTCCTCTGGGCTCAAAAGACTGAACTGAATTCCAATAATTTTTGCCGGGTGTTTCTGTACGGCACTCATCTCTTTATGTATTCTTTATATTTTTATATTCATTCAATTTTTATATAATAATGTTTTCATAAAGTAACTACATGCCGAAGAGAAAGCTTCCGGACGATAACAGTAAATTATTTGAAGCCTTAATCACACGCATCAATGAAAAAGAGGACCTCCACTATTTTAAGAAACTGACTAATTCCGAACAAACGTATCTTTTGGGTCAAATGACCTTGTTATGTGACCATACTTTTGACCCCAAACCTAAATTGATACGTTTGTTAGAAACCGACATTCCAGAACAATACAAAAGCATTGTCTTGAAAAAAATGTTACACCTGCAAGAGCAAAACACCTCAAAACTCGAGGAATGGGTTCATGCCTTTTTACAAATCCCTTTTCATGCGTGTGCTCAATTGCCCCTGGTGTATAACTCGACCAACCAGGCAGCCTGTTCTGCTTATTTGAATGAATGTCGAGAGATATTGAACAAGTCTACGTATGGGATGGAACAAGCCAAAGACCAGTTTTTGGAACTGATTGGGAAATGGATGGTCAATCCCGAATCGATGGGCACGGCCATCGCATTGAAAGGACCGATGGGAACAGGCAAGACGACGCTCATTAAAAAGGCGCTCACGCATATACTTAAACGACCTTTTGCTCTGATTGCTCTGGGAGGCGCGAGCGATGGTAGTTTCCTCACGGGACATTCGTATACCTATGAAGGCAGCACCTACGGAAAGATTGTCGATATTCTTATCCAACAAAAAACGAGTAATCCGATTATCTATTTTGACGAGCTGGACAAGGTGAGTCAAAGTGAAAGGGGAGACGAAATTGTGGGTGTGCTTACCCATTTGACTGACACGACTCAAAATACTCAATTTCACGATAAGTATTTTAGCGAAATTGACCTCGACATGAGCAAGTGTCTGTTTGTCTTTAGTTACAACGACGAAAACTTGGTCAATCCTATCCTGAAAGACCGCATGTATACCATCGAAGTGAAAGGATACCAAGATAGCGAAAAGAAAATCATTGCGCGCGATTTTTTGATCCCTGAACTCAAACGGGACTATCACATGGAAGACCTGGAATGGAAAGAAGCCTATACCGACCTTATTCTCAAGTATATCAAAGAAGAAGGTGTGAGACAATTCAAACGACAATTGGAAAAGGTGTTTAGTCGGTTGAACCTATTGCGTCTCTCGGGCAAGGAATGCAGTTGTAGTGTGGAACAACTGGAAGAATGGATTGTTAAGCCTCCAAAACCGAGTTACCCGTCTTTCTATACTTAATCGTCGTTCATATAAGGAGTTTCTTGGACAATCGTTTCACTTATCTGAGGCAAAGGTATGGTCATTTGATTTCCACCCCGGCTCATAATCATGGGGTGGATATCTTCCGACTTGCAAAGGCAGCCACTCGACGACGTATAAAAAGACGGACAACATCCGGGCGAGAATTTGGCCTGATACAAAAGGTCCATGGAGCCGTTTGGATATTTGTCCACCACATGTTCAATCACGAATGGTTCTCTGAACGTAAAGGTAAAGAGGAGACAAAGAATAGCCAACACGAGATACATATATATAGCAAGCTTAATCTTTCCAGCTAGGTAAAAGAATCACGCAACTGTAATTATGATTTTTTAGTTCTGCGCAATATTGATTCGTCTTTTCAAACAGCTCTTGATTTTGCGATTCAAATCGTTCAATAAGCCGTATCATTCGGTCGTATTCCGCAATGGCCTGGTCTGCGAGATGAATCGATTGACTAAAATCCGTCGTATTTGCGTCAAACCCGGGACGAAGACGGGTCGCCTTCATCGTGTCAAACGCGGCCACATATTTGTTTGTATAATTCGCCTCATATTGTTGGTTGATGTATTCCTGAAACTGGTCTATTCCAAGAAAACGAGACCCATTCGGGTCAATGACTTGTGTATTCATAAAACGTTCATCTACGTTAACGGATACCTTGTAGATGAGCAAGTCCTTCATGTAGGTGGTAATACGGTCTAGAACCACAAACAAACGTTTGATGTTGGTGGTGACATATCGAAAGGTCCGCTCAAACGTTTCTTGTTCCGTTTCAGCAACCTTTTGAATGACCTGAAAACTCACATCCAATACGGCATGTTGCTTTTCTAAATCTCCTCGCGTCTTTTCCACCTTTTTCGCATACTCCTGGTAACTTTCTTCCATATTTCGATTGACCGAGATGAGACCATCGATGGATTTGTCAAAGGCCTTGTATTTTTCAGACTTTAGCACGTTCGTATAGGGACTCAAGCAATCGATAAAATTGGTCTGTATGCTCTGAAAAGCCGTTTCATTTACGCTTGGATTGATTAATCCGTTGAAAAAAAGGATGGAGGGATGGCATTTTTGATTGTCCCAATCCAACCATAATTCACTTTGAGTCATCTTAAAATAAACAATCAGGATGAGCGTACACACGATAAAGAGGACAATGACACCACTCATGTCTGTCCCCTTATTGCCTGCATTGGAGACAAACAATTGATTGATACGTTGAATATCCTCTGACATATTGTAATACACCAATACTATTTTATAACGATTCTTTTCGGAATCCTTTATTATGTTTTGACGTAGTCCTTGATATGATTGAAGATGTTGAGCATTTCCCCTGTAAAAGTGGTGACCTTTGTATTCAGTTGAGCCTTTGCCTCTGATTCTGTTCCATAAATGGCATTCAAGTTCTGAATACTTGTGTTGGTCCTATCATAACGGCGGTTCAAGAACTCGCTTGTGTTGGAGACCGATTGGTTCAATCGGGTCATGTTCTGGTTGAGTCCATTGATAGACGTGGTCATTTGTCCAATCGAGGTGGTGGATAAATCCGTGACTTGTTTATCGATCATGTCTGTGGTATATTGTGACACACACGCGCCGAAATTCTTGGTAGAGGTATCGTTGGGCATGTAGAGCGACCCGATGAACATATTCAGTGGATTGCACCTGCGATTGAGCCAGTCCTTTTGAAGGTCTATCTTGGTTTGCACGTAATAGAAATACAGATAAGACGCGAAGAATACAAACAATACCACATTACGATGTTGTTCGTCCTCACCCGACATATATGTATTTGAATATAAAAAAAAGATTATACGTATGTATAATGGCACTCATTCAATCCTACTATCAACAGCTCACAGAGTATCAAAAGAAATATGGTCCCCGCACATTTCTTTTGATGCAAGTGGGTAGTTTTTTTGAAGTGTATGCCAAAACAGAAGACCACTACATTCAAGAGTTTTCAAGGATAGGAGACTTGAAAATCGCGGCAAAGGGCGAACATTACATGGCGGGTTTCCGTGATTACCTTTTGGACAAATATACCCTGAAACTGAATGAGGCAAACTACACCACGGTCGTTCACGTGCAAGAAGAAGTCGGTGGCGTCATTCGACGGCGTGAACAGGCGGTCTATAGTCCAGGGACCTATTTTCTAGAGGAAGACGTTCGTCTCTCTAACCATGTCTGTTGTCTATGGATACATCAAACGAGGCGAACCCCTAGTACCCTGTTGTTTGGCATTTCGACCATGGACATTTATACAGGCAAAGTTCATGTGTATGAATATCAAGAATTGTATTATCAAAACCCTACCACGTATGACTCGGTAGAGCGTTTCTTGTCCGTCTATCATCCGAGTGAAATGGTGATTGTCCATAACATGGACCAGGACATTGAGACCATTGTCCAGTATTTGTCCAAAGGCGTTCGAAAGGTGGTTAAGATTTCCCTTTCGTCCAAGGAGGAGTGGGCTTTACAGGCGTCCAAGTGCGAGAGTCAGAGTTATCAATCGCTGATTGTGGAAAAGTTTTATCCGGCTTTGTCTCGACAGCTGATAGAAGACCTTTTGTTTGAAAAGGCCATTGCGTTTCAGTCCCTTTGTTTCCTCTTGGAATACGTTCAAGTTCACAACCCTGCTTTGACCCGGCATATTTCTGAGCCCGAATTAGAGACCCCAAACACGATGGTCCTCGCGAATCATTCCCTGAAACAACTCAACATGATAGATACCGACTACAAAGGAGAGTATTCCAGTGTGTCGCGGTTTCTGAACACGTGTCGAACTCGCATAGGAAAACGCGAATTTGACCGTATGCTATTCCATCCATCCTTGGATCCCGAAAAGTTACAGCAATCCTATGACATGACTGAACATTGTTGCGCCAAAGCGTATTCGTGGGCTTCTATGTTGTCTCGGATTTGTGACATCGAGAAGGTCTATCGTAAAATTGTCTTGGGAAAAGCGACTCCTCATGATTACTCTCAATTGTATTCCACCTGTGTCTTGATAGAAGAACATTGGCCGAACGATGAGATATGGTCCACCTTTTGCGACAAGACCGAAACCCTCGAAGAATTACACCAAGTCCAAGAGAGGTTAACACGTTTTTTTGACATGGAACAGACGATTCATAAACATGTGCTCGACGATACATGTGATACACTCATACGCCGAGGCATAGATGTAGACCTCGACCAGGCGACCAAAGACAAGCTAGAAAGTCGTCTGAAGTTCAACGCGATTCAGGATTGTTTAAACCATATCTATCAGTTCAAGGATCCCAAATGCGAACAAGCCTTTGCCTTGCACGAAACCGACAAATTGGGGTCTTGTCTGGTGATTACCAAGCGCAGAAAAGCAGTGATTGAAAAGTCCCTCAAGAAAACCGTGGACCTGACCTTTTTTTCAGACTATTCCAAGAAAGAAGAAACCTTTACGTTTTCATTGGACAAGATAACCTTTCGCGAACACAACGGTCAGAAATACGAGGTGGTATCGGAAGAGCTCTCCTCCCTCACACACATGATGATAAAAACAGAATACGAATTTCTACAGCACTTGACACGGGTCTACAAAGGAATTCACACACAAATGAACTTTTCGTATCGGTATCTGATTGCGTGTATTCAAAAGATGGACGTCTATCATACCAAATGCGAGATTGCGAAACAATATCATTATTGTAAACCCGTTTTGGAAAAACAAGAATACTCTTTTTTGCGAGCCAAGAAGATGAGACATGTTCTCATCGAACATCTGGAAAAACAAGAGGCTTATGTGCCGAATGACGTGGAGCTTGGACCCAAAGGTATCTTGTTGTTTGGCACGAACGCGGTTGGAAAAACGAGCTTAATCAAGTCCATCGGGATTTGTATCATCCTGGCACAGGCCGGGCTGTATGTTCCGTGTGACGAGTTTGTCTTTTGTCCATACGAGTATTTGTTTACGCGTATCATCGGCAACGACAACATGTTTAAAGGACTCTCCACCTTTGCGGTCGAGATGAGTGAACTGCGTGTCATTTTACAAAAAAGTAATGCCCGGTCTCTGGTGTTGGGTGATGAACTTTGCTCCGGGACCGAGAATGACTCGGCGTTGAGTATTTTTATGGCGGGCATCGAACACTTGTATGCTGCCAAAAGCAGTTTCATTTTTGCCACACACTTTCATGCGATACAACATTTCAAAGAAATCAAAGAGATGCCGAACCTTTGTCTCATGCACTTGACAGTGCGTTACAATCCAGAACTTCAAAAGTTGTTTTATGGGCGGACTTTACAAGAAGGTGCGGGTGAAAGCGTCTATGGTCTGGAAGTCTGTAAATCATTACAATTGCCAGAGGCGTTTCTCGAACGAGCGTATGCCTTGCGAAATCGGGTAACGCATCATACGTCCATCTTGACCCTCAAACCGTGTCGATACAACCGAGACAAAATTGTGACCGTATGCGAATTCTGTAAGAAAGAAATGGGGACAGAAACACATCATCTACAGTATCAAAAAGAAGCCGTCCAGGACTACATCGGCACCATGGAGAAGAATCATCCGTCCAACCTCGCAAGCATTTGCGAAACATGCCACAAGCACATCCATGCACTCAACCTAGTCTACGAGAAAAGAAAAAATATAGACGGAAGCTATTCGATTCTCTTATTAAAAAGTTAAGTATTTTATTCATGAATATGAAACCAACATAGGTCACTGTCCGTGTGTTCGAAAAAGTATTCAATCTGTTTTAAGAAACAATACTCCTGAACAATATTGAAATTGGGACTATCGTAAAGACATTCCCATGTATTGTAATGAATACTACTATCCAGTATGCAAAAGGAGAGTTCACGAATGCCTTCGCGAGCAATCAATTCATGTTCTTGTAGCCATGGAATCACCTCTGCCTTGAACTCATCTAGATGAATACGCATGTCGTAGACGGGTCGCTTGGATTTTAAGTCATTCGAATTCACATGGTTTTTGTGTTCTTGGGCAGAATCGTAGCACTGCATACAGTAGGGTAGATTGTTGTCGTGTATATAACATCCGCATCCTTCCCACTCGTAGCTCTCTTGTAGCGTGCCCCCGTGATGCTCCAAGAAGAAAGGGTTTTGGACGTGTCGAAACACTCCGTCGTCGTGCTGATAGCACCACACAAATTCTCCCGCGATGTCTCCTGTGTAGTAAGACATTTTTGATTCCATGTAAGTATTTGAATACGTTCAATTTTAAACGTAATCAACTGCTTAGATACTCGTGCTGGTAAAAAAGGCCATCAATAGAAAAACGACGGACAACAGTTCACGCCATATCACCATAGGTAATTGAAGGACAAAGTAATTGATAAGCAATGAATTAAAACAGCAAAAAATAGTGGTAATCACCAGTATCTGTAAACTATTCATCAGAAGATGTTCTTTTGCGTAATAAATACCCCTCAACATAAACTGATATTCGATAAAGACAAAGGGAATGGCAATCAAGAGAGCTTTCAAAAAAGTCCATTCATCCATTTTTAAATGCAAGTAAGACGCAATGGTATAGGAGATAGTCCCCATGAAGATGAGACCCATGATATAAAACCAATGCCATGTATACAGTTCAATCTTTTTCTTTTCAACCCCACTTGTTTTTTTGAACAAATGTTCCATGGAGTCTAACAGAAGGAAAGCGCCGACCGCAATCAAACCAATGCTTGAGACAATGGTCCAATTCAAGAGGGTGTTTTTTTCTTCCATATACCACAGGAGACAACCGCTCGCAATCAAAAGTATCCCTAGATACATACACTTACACTATATTACAAAATGTTTTATGATTTTGGAACAAACAGTTTACCTTCTACACCACACTCGCCATATCTGCGCTCAATCGAGCAGAATTGGTGGTCGTTTTTTTCCTGGAGGACGATGCCCGTCACATCATAATTGTCATCCTCTAACACGATAGGAGCGACTGCACACTTTCCATATTTATCTGAAGAAAAGATATCCTTTTTGAAGTGCTTGCAATGAATACATAGTTTCGGTTTGAACGCAAAGGATGTTGTTAGTAGGACAAACAAAATCTTCATAATAACAATTCGAATGTGTATTTATATTGCTTTAGTATAATGAATCCATTGATCATGGAAAGAGATGAAGAAAACGAAGTCATAAACGTAGTGGAAGTAAACGTGGTGGAATTAAATGAGGCATCAGTGAAGGACTCTATGACTGAAATTACACTAAGCGAAAGGTCTAGATTGTCTGAATCAGAAACCAATCGTATGGATTGGTTAAGTATCCTATGGCAAACCGCGGTCCTTACCGTGACAGGGGTCGCGGTTTGTCTCGTCTTTAATTACATCTCTTAGATGGGGTCTTTCAATCGCTTGTAAGTAGAATACGCGCGTCCTAAAAATGCCAGCAGATAATAGAGCGGCACGTTGGTCAATACAAAAATCACTCCATTTTTACTGACCTGTTCTATTCCGTTCTTGTCTTTTTTAATCATATGTCGGGTTAATATTTTCGAAATGAGTTCACTGTCCTTGTCTTCGTCTTGGATACGTTCGGGGCTCAAAAAGAAAAAGAGGTCGTTATACAAACTATCCATGTATCCAAGACCATCCCCTATTTGAGGGGTCATCTTTTCCATCGCCTCATACAAGGTAAAGAGCTGACCGATGAGGATTTCGCGCTTGTAATCCTTTTCGCAACATAGGTCGGGGACGGGCTTGTTCCTGTAATATTCCAACATTCTCTGTTTCAAACCTTTTCTCGTATTCCTGTTCTTGTTTTTGTTTTTATTCGATGTGTTTGTGCTCATATACAGTGATAAAATATTAAAATTGAAGTAGGTATGTTTAACCTTTAAAATTTTCTTTTGCGTATCCAATCACCGCACAGGCGATACGTTTTCCCGCGTTTCCAGTTCGTAGACTTTCTTCGTCCCCTTCGCCCAAGTCATCTTCGTCCTCGTGCAGAATCAGGCCCCGACCCAGGATATTACATTTGGTTCCTCGTAAGCGGATACAGTCGTCGTAGAAAGTGATATGGACCTCTCCTTTTCCGTTGGCACTGAGATTCCCCAAGTCCCCGACATGTCGCACTCGAGACAACGGGCCGCCATGTTGGGTGTGGTAAGGGTTAAAGTGAGCACACATACTCATGCAACGGTCTGTCAAGTCGCCTGCTTCGTGGACGTGAAAACCGTGCTTTGTATTGGGTTCAAAACCTTTCAGTTTGACTTTTATTTCAATACCCTGTTCGCATTCCGTAAAATGTACCGTCCCTTCAATCGTTCCGGTAAACACGGCCACGGCTTTCATTGAAAGGGTATGGAATCGTTTATTTAAATAATAAAATTGACTCTTCGTAAACAAGAATCCTTTGAATCAAAAGATGGGGTTACTTTACTTTATTCAACCGGCAGAATTGGTCGGAACCACTCGTTACAAAATTGGGCGTTCTTCTAAAAATGATTTGTCTCGACTACGCGCCTATCGAACGGGCACACGCATGATACTGATTCTAGAATGTGAAAATGACATTCAAATCGAGGCAAGGCTAATTGACGCCTTCCAATCACAGTTTCCGCGCGTGGCAGGCAAGGAATGGTTTGAAGGCAACGAGAAAGACATGCGTGCCCTCTTTTACGACATTGTGATGCAAAACGAAAAACGTCCTATGATGGATTAAAATACTTATTTTTCAATCCTTTTTATATACTCTTTATGAATGTATATTACTTCGGGGGCAAGCATCCATATCATTGTCATTTCATTTCTCGTGTATCTTTTTGTCAATCTGTTTGAGAACATGATACACTATAACATTGGTAGATTTAGTAACAAAGAAACCAAGTTTGAACTACCCAGCACACAAGATTTTATCAAAATTGCGTTAGTCATGTGCATATTCGCTTTGTTACAAGGGGTGTTGACCGTTTACTTCGATAGATAAATATAGGTAAACAGGATATCCAATACGGCACCTCCGATCGAAAACAGTAACAGAATATATTCGGTGATGGTCTTCTCTTCAATCATGCTAAAATAAATAGACAACCAGATGAAAAAAGGAATCGCCAACATGTCTCCGTAATGCGAAAGTTTTTGTAAGAAAGGACTCTTCATTACTATAGTGTATAGTAGAATAAATATGGTTATCTATTTAACTTCTCATGGATTTCTTTGAGAAAACGATATCCATTTTTTCCTATAAGAGATATCACGGTCGCTTCGCGACCTGGCAATTGTAGAAAAAAGACCATGTTCTCATCGTTATAGATAAGCGTTGCCTCCTTTTTAAACAATCGAAAATGGATACGATTCGGGCTATGACGAATCTTTCCATTGAACTCTTTCTTCCAAACTTCCTCCAAGGTGGGACGGCACCGATAACTCTTCTTTGTATGGATGCAGTTTATCCGTTTTGGCATATAGATTAACCTTTTATTTTTGATTTAAGGCAGAAATAGCCTGATTTCGCCTGTTTTTGTAGGTGGCATAGCCTAAGAAGGCCAATAAATAATAAAGAGGGACGTTGTGTAATATTTTCACAAGTTTTTGTTTATCTGGATTCTTGTTGGTTTCCGTCATACGTGCCAGACCGTCCCATATTCTTACTCCTTCCTGGTTTCCTTTCTCCAAATCCACTCGATAACCAATAAACACCAATAAATCGTTTTGGACATAGCCTAAATACAGTTCCTTTTCGAACAAGAAATCGGCGATTTCTTGATAGGTCGCAAGAATATCTTGGATAATTAATTTACGGTCCATATCCTTCTCACAGCATATATCCCCCCTTTTTAATAGATAGTTGGTCATTACCTTTTTCAAGGTCTTCTTTCCATTCTTGTTCTTGTTCCGATTTGTGTTTTGCATATACAGTATGCGCAGACAAAACCTCTGTGTAAAAATTGAAGGAAATAAAAAATAACCTCTTTCTATAAGAATGTTGATTCCAGTGAAATGTTTCACGTGTGGAAAGGTGATTGGAGACAAATACAATTACTATGTTCAGGAAATCATCAAGCGTAAAGGACAATTGAAGGATACTCCGAATCAAGAGGATATCCAATACTTAGACGAGACGTCTATCCACAAGACGGTCGAAGGTGAACTCCTGGACGAATTAAAAATGCCAGACATGTGCTGCAGGCGGCACTTCCTGACGCATGTGAATATCTTCTAACTTTTTAGGAAAAAGTTAACAAAAACGAAAGGATAACTAAGGATTTGTATTTATTTTTATTCGGTCGTATGGTTGTATTTATTTTTATGCGGTTGTATGGGTTGTATTTATTTTTATGGAGTTACTTCATAAAAATATATAGGTTAAAACATCACAAGAATATACACGATTCCGATAATGGAAGCCACCACCACTATCATGGTAGTCAGAAAGAGAAACCATTCCGTCGGGTCCCGTCTGGTAACCCTTTTGATAATTCGGATTTTTTTGAATCCGGGATAAGCCACCTCAGACAAGCGGCGGCGTTTTCGTTGCATGGAATGGTTTGGTTGTTTCTGGGTGAACATGTTGTGTTTCCTTTCGAATTTTTGATGTCTTCAATTTTATCACGTCACCCTCTAAGAATAAAAATACAACCTTATTCTATGTGCCAATGGCTTTGTCTATCGAGTTGTTTCATGGGATTGAGTTCTCTTATGCTGTATCAAATGGAAGAAGATGATTTTTGTTTTTTGATGGGGGTCTTGTGTATGACCTCTCTGAATCATTGGAGAGACTATGTAGATCGAGGCATACGGCAGACGATAGACATTGCGTGGGTCTATCTCTGTATTGTCTACGTGATGTATTACATGCTTCAATATGGTTCCGATTTTCAACAACATCTAGCATTGAGTGTATTGCTGTGTATTATTTTGTTTTATAAAGCCTATTATGTATTTCCAAATCAATGGATTTTCTTTCACATGTCGATACATCTGTATGCGTCTTTTTTTATTCCTGTGGCTCTGATGTTTGATTAAAATTGACCTCCTAGGAACTCGCCTATGGAAAGATAGAAAATGTCCGCTTTACAACTCATGACTGCCCGCCGTGAGGAGGTGAACCAATCGTATGAATGTGCAAAATCGACAAATTTTCGTCTTTTCCTGGAAGGAGACGATAAAGCCACATCGGAATACGTCTTCCCGAACCAACGAGAAGACGCATTCAAAATCGTGAACCTGTTTTATAGCGAACAAGTGCGTGTCATCAGCATTCAGAAGAAGACCAAGGTCGGAGCGGACGGTCTGATGATTGAAATTGCCAAACTGATGACGACCCATAACGACGATGCTTTTGTGGTCAATCCTGCCCATGTACGGATATTGACGGGAATGAGCAATGCCGGATGGGAAAAAGACATGATTGACAAAGCACCTAGCTGCTTTCAAGATAAAATATTTCATCACGGAAAACTATCCAAGTCAGACATGAAAGACATGCGTAACGGCCTCTTCTTCTTTGACGAGGTGGACACGGGAAATAAGGAGTTTCAAGTTCTTCATATGACACTCAAGGATGCGGGTATTCTGGATGTGAAACACATGAAAGAAAACAACAACCGTTTCGTCTTTATCAGTGCAACCATGATTCGCGAGCTATATGACCTGTATCAGTGGGGACCCATACATACCCTTTACAAGATGACCATCCCGTCTTCTTACATCGGACATCAAGATTTCCTTACACGTGGAATGGTTCAAGAGTTCTATTCTCTTTCCACAAAGGAACATGCTGAACGATGGATACGAGAAGATATTCTTCCTTATGCAACGGACTATCGCGTTCATCTGGTGAGACTGAACAGGAAAACCGTGGAAACCGTTCAAAACGCATGTATTCGGCTAGACGTTGACTTTCGCAATCACACCTCTACAGACAGGCTTTCGCCCGAGGATATCGACGAATACTTTAATACTCCCTTGAAAAGGCATATTGTGTTAGGCATCAAGGGATTCTTTCGTCGTGCCAACCTCATACCAAATCGGTGGAAACTTCGTATCGGGGCAACCCATGAACTCTATACGAAAAAGGTGGATAACAATGTCCAAATCCAAGGACTCACTGGACGAATGACGGGATATTGGCGTGAAGTTTTAGATGCAGGACACAGGACAGGACCACATCGAACCTCTATCCAATCCATCGAGGAATACGAACAGAGTTATCTGGACCCCTTTGGACGTAACTCTTACCAGACGACAGGGTTCAAGAAGAAAAAGGGAAAGGTCTCAAGTGTTCCAACGATGCTTCATCCGAAACATATTGCCAATTTGGAAGCGGCTGACTTGCCTTCATCGGTGGATATCCAAACCTATCGTATCTACAGTGATGAAAATACGATAAAATCTGTGTGTAATATTCTTGGATACGAGTATCGAGCTACGGTAGATAATCATGAAGGATACAAAGAAACCTCTCTGAACAAGGCCGCATGCGTAGTTTCATTGCGTGAAGCCATAGAGAAAGTGCCCGGGTGCTATGGAACAAACAAAGGCGTTATCACCTGGCGAACCTATTTACCCTGCTACGTCGATACAAAGGACAAGACGACGTTGAGGTTTGTGCTGATTGTTCGTCCGAATACACTTGAACATCATAAAGATAAATTGGCCGAGTGCGATAAGAAACACGCATCACTCAGGGTATGAGGATATATAATACTATGGAATAAAGATTAAAAGATGTTTTTATTCACCGTGTCGGGGAGTCCATGGCCAAAGAGGATCATGTAGACAAGGACGAGTGCGCCCAACAATACGCTGCGGTCTTCGGCCACTTCCTGTGCCTGGCCTAGACCAAACACCATCACAAGATACAAGATAATACCAATCATCAGAGCGTGCAACAACATCATAAGGCCTCGTTCCATTATAGAGTGGTCGGATAAAATATATTCTCAATGTATGCGAGTTCGCCTAAAGACCCGAAAGCGTGTTCCAAAAAGCCGTAAACGTAGAATCAAGCACATGAAGTCGAAGAAGATGAAAGGCGGGTCCGCGCCCATGAGTGAATGGGGAAATGTCTTCTCCAATTTAGGCTATTTGTCTCAGAGTGCGTTGAACCAGTTTAGCGTCCCCATCCCGACTATCGCGGGCCAGACCTCCTCGTCCCCTTTCATGACCCAACAATTCCCTTTAATTAAACCATTACTCCTAGATTAAAATATTGTTCCTAATTATATGGCTAAACTACGCTCCCAGACTCAGGAAGGATTTGACCTCGCAAACATGTGCACGCCGGCGACTCTCTATTTTTTTCTCTCCATTATCGGGATGGTTTTAGTCGGATTGTCCAACTTGGATAGTCCGGACCAGCTGTGCATCGGGGATTACAGCTGTGATGTAGGCAACAATACCGTTGTCTTTGTCCTGAACGGTATTTACATCTTGTTCTGGACCTTTATCCTGGACCTGATGTGCAAGAATGGATACGGTTCATTGTCTTGGTTCGTATTCCTTCTGCCTTTCCTCATTACGTTTATCTTTTTGGCCACGATTATGATTCGTAATAACTAAACAACTAGCGTAATAATTAAATCCCTAAAGTCTAAATAACTAAACACTCCATAGCATTACACAAATACCAATTAGTGTAATGCTATAACGAATTAAAACATATAAAATAATCATCTATCATATAAAAGATGAACCGAAATGATGAAGATTTCCAGTTTTCTTTTGTGGACAAATACTTTAAAGAAAACTCCCTCGTGGACCATCATATCACATCCTGTGATACATTTTATGATGTAAGCATTCCGAAGATTTTCAAAGACAAGAATCCCATCCGCTATTATGGTATCATGGATGAGAAAACCAAACAATACAAATACAGTGCGAGGTTGTTTCTAGGCGGGAAAAAGGCGGACAAAATCTATTATGGAAAACCCATGATTTACGATGGGTCCAATCAGCATTACATGTTCCCCAATGAAGCGCGTCTGCGAAACATGACCTATGGTATCTCTATCCACTACGACGTGGACATTGAACTTGAAGTGAATGGGGAGCTCATCACCCGGACCCTGCCTTTAAACAAGACCCATTATTTTCTGGGCATGTTCCCCATCATGATTCAGTCCAAACTGTGTATATTGAAAGGGTTGCCCGTAGAGACGCGTTTCCAAATGGGAGAATGCAAATACGACTATGGAGGTTACTTTATTGTCGACGGAAAAGAAAAGGTCCTCATCCCGCAAGAGAGTTTCGGAAATAACCTGATTTATACGCGAGTCGTCAAAGATGGAAAACACGACTTTTCGGTAGAGGTTCGCTCGGTATCCGAGGATATCTCCAAGCCCCGGCGCACGCTTGCGATTCGTCGCGTGCAGAAAGGGGGTAAGTATTCGAATGAACAATTTGTCGTCTTTATTCCAGACGTGCGCGAGCCCATTCCTCTCTTTATCGTGATGCGTGCGTTGGGTATAACCAGCGACAAGGAAATTTGTCAGACCATCCTACATGACTTGGACCGAAACGAAGATTACCTGGAGCTTCTACGTCCTTCCGTACACGACGGGAACCTGGTGTTTCATCAAAAAACGGCACTTGAATTCATTGGGTCCTTTACCAAGTTGCATACCGTTCATGCGGCCTATCGATGCCTCGTCCATCAACTCTTGCCTCATATTGGAGAGATGAACTTTAAAGCCAAAGCGTGTTATATTGGCTACATGGTCTTTGAATTGTTAAAGCTGATTCGTCAAGAAGAAAAACCTACCGACCGAGACAATTACAAATACAAGCGTGTTCAGTCAACCGGTCAGCTCATGAAAGACCTCTTTATTGAATATGCGACGGAAATGTATAACGAAGTCTACAAAACGATTGACAAGGAACTCTACTATCATAATTCTACCTACGACGACGAAGAACAGCCGCCTGACCAGAACTACAAGTTTTTGAATCTCTTTTCGGATGAACTCTTTACCCCGCGCACGATTGAGGAAGGATTCCGGAAAGGGTTTAAGGGCAACTGGGGCGCGCATGGACATACCAAACGAGTGGGCGTCATTCAAGCCCTCAACCGTCTCACGTATAATTCGTTTATGAGTCATTTGAGGCGCGTCGACCTGGACATTGACGAGTCCAACAAATTGGTAGGTCCTCACTTGCTACATGGCTCGCAATATGGTCTCTTTGACCCTCTGGACGTCGGAGGGAGCGTGGGTATCGATAAACAAATGTCCGTATTGTGTGCGTTTAGTCCCATGATTAGCAACGAGGACCTGTTTCAGTGGATACAGAAGAACATGACTCAAGAAGAACTCCGTATTCACTTTTTGGAAGAAATCGATTATCGAGAGATGACTTTACATACCAAGTTATTCATCAATGGGTCTTGGATTGGTATCGTAAAAGACCCTTTACTGTTCAAAGAGGTGTTTATCACAGCACGTCGTCTTGGTTTAGTCCATCCCATGATTAGCATTTCGTTTGACATGAAATACAAGTCCATCTTTTTGTTTAGCGACGAGGGGCGAGTGGTTCGCCCGTTGTTCTATTTTGAAAAGGTAAAAAGTAAGGACAAGGAAGAGAAGGTGATTAGTTACAAGGGTCGAGATTGTAAAACTTGGTCGGATTGTGTTCGCGGAGTCATCAATACACAAAAGGCGGTGTTTTTAAACAAAAACGACCTCTCGGAGACCCCTACGGCCAAGTCGCAAACGGTCTTGGAGTATCTGGACAATTCAGAGATGGAGACCCTCTTTGTGACGTCTACCGTTCACGTGCCTTCTCAGCACGACTATACTCACGCAGAAATCCATCCGTCGTGTCTATTTGGTATCATGGGCAATCAGATTGTCTTTCCAGAGAACAGTGCCTTGCCTCGTAATGATTACGGCTGCATTCAAGGGCGACAATCCGTCTCCTTGTATCATTCGAATTACCTGAACCGCATCGACAACATGGGTATCCTTCTCGATTATGGACAGAAACCGATTGTCAAATCAAGATATACTCGATATCTAAACAATGAAGCGCTTCCCTATGGAGAGAATGCGATTGTGGCCATCATGGCCCACACTGGATACAACGTCGAAGACTCTATCCTTATTAACGAGTCGGCTGTCAAACGAGGTCTTTTTCATACCACCTACTATACCATGTATGAGACCTACGAAGAGACGGGATCTTTAGCCGGGAACAGCGAGAAACGCATCGCCAATGTGACCAAATATGCAACCACCAACCTGAAACCCGGCTACAATTACAACGAGCTCGATGAACACGGGCTCATCAAGGTTGGCACCATACTCACCGATAAAATGGTGATGATTGGACGTATTCAATTCCAGAAAGAGAGTCCAGACAAGATTGCGGACGCCAGCGTCTTTTCGAGCAAAGGCCATACCGGTATTGTGGACCGCGTCTATCTGACGGAGAACGAGGAAGGCAAGCGTATTGCCAAAATCCGGGTTCGCGAAGAACGAGTTCCAGAAATCGGAGACAAATTCTCCAGTCGATGTGGACAAAAAGGAACCATTGGGACTCTTATTCCTGAAGAAAATATGCCTTTTACCAAGGATGGGATACGACCGGACCTCATCATCAACCCACACTGTATGCCGAGCCGAATGACGATCAATCAACTAATTGAATGCTTCTTTTCAAAAATGGCGGTAGACAAAGGGATTTCGGTTGACTGCACGGCGTTTGTCAACAAGGGACCCAAACATGGAATCGTGGGAGGTCTTCTTCAAGAATACGGGTATCATTCCTCGGGGAATGACCTCTTGTATAATGGCATGACAGGAGAACAAATTGAAAGCCAGATTTTTATTGGACCGACTTACTATTTGCGTCTCAAGCACATGGTTCAAGACAAAATCAACTACCGCGCGGGTGGACCACGTGTCGCCTTGACCCGACAAACCAATCATGGACGGAGTAACGACGGAGGTCTCAAAATCGGAGACATGGAACGTGACTGTATTTTATCCCATGGGATGAGTGCGTTTATGTGCGACTCTATGATGAAACGAGGAGATGCCTACCAAATGGCCATCTGTAATCAGTCTGGGTCGATTGCGATTTACCACCGTGATACACAGCAATTCTACAGCCCCATGATTGACGGACCGTTGACGTTTGAGAAAACCGAGTCCGACACGTTTACCCCGTCGCTCATCACCAAATATGGAAAGGAGTTTAGCAAGGTCGATGTGCCCTATTGCTTAAAGTTGCTCATTCACGAACTCACGGCGATGAACGTGCAGATGCGACTGATTACCTCGGACAACATTGAAAATCTCACCACGTATGGAAAGAAAACCTTGGGTAAATTTGAGGAATACGTGAAAAAGAGCGTGGTCTTTGAACAAATGACCCTGGAAGAGAAAGAAGCCCTTTCAAGAGACATTCAGTCCCTGAAACAATCGGGGACCTACACTCCCCTGGCCGAGAAACAATCCCGCGAAACCATCCTTCGCGCTAGACAAGAACTGGAACAAAAGCGAATTACACCGGAAGACTATCGCGAATTATTGAAGATGCCTGTGGTAGAACCAGAACCAGCACCTGTGACCCCGCCTGTGTTGAAGATAGAGCCTGAACTAGAGGAACTCGAAGAATACAATCCGATTGTAGAGACCGAATCGCCTGGTCCAAGCGTAAGCGAGTCAAGTGTGAACGAAACAAGTGTGAACGAAACAAAGGAAGAATCAAGTACCGAGCCAGAGGGAGAGGTCAAAAAGATTGTATTGAAGGGACCCGAATCTAAAGAATGAACCTAAAAATTGATTAAGAACTAAATTATATTTGTTTTGTATAATGGACACCAACATTCATTTCCTGAGTCAGCTCTATAAATCACGCAACCAGCTGATTTATTATCTGAATGAAAACGGATACGATTGTTCGGCCTACGAGCATTTTAGCATGGAAGAGCTAGACAGTATGAACAAACACCAGCAACTCGACATGACGGTCACACGAAAAGAGGAGACCTGTTTGGTGAAATATTTAACAGAATCCAAGAAAATTCAAGTCAATTCCATTCTTCAACAAGTCTTTGTGGACGAGGCTGTGCTCAAACCCACGGATACCTTGGTCATGATTACCAACGACTATACAGAGGAAAGCGTGCATCGACTCTTGAAGAATGCTTGGGAGCTGGATAAGTATTTTGTGGTGGTATTTCATCTCAAACAGTTACAGTTTAATCTACTGAAACATAAGTTGGTTCCGAAACACGTCAAACTCACCATGGAAGAAAAGGAGAAGCTCTACGAGACCTTTCATGTTCATGACGACTCGCAAATGCCACAAATCAGTCGTTTCGAACCAGTGGCCAAGGTGTTGTTGCTACGACCCGGTGAAGTGTGCAAAATTCAACGATACGATAAAATTTCGTTTGAGAATTTGTATTATAGGGTATGTGTGTAACCTAGGATACGCATGTATCCTTGTGTAATCTAGGTTATGTGTAAGCATAACCTTGTGTAATGGGTAATCTATTCTAGGATATAATCATTCTTTTCATTTCTCATTCTAGTATATAACATGTCAGGCACTACCTCTGAACAGATTACCAAGTTAATGGATACCTATAAAAAGAAGTTGGACGACCAGGATACGGCCGAAGAAATGAACCGAAATACCCAGCATCTTTTCATCTACGATTACATCTATCTCTTTTGCAAAGTGATTCTTTTTATCATTTTAGGAGTGGCCTATTATCTATGGGTCGGAAAGAAAGAGGTCACAGATGCCTATGAAACGACCAAGGAAACGGTCGTCAAAGCAAATGAAAAAATAAATCAACTCAAAGAGTCCGTTCCTATAGCCCAGACTAGATAAAAAAAGAATACCCTTTTAATCTAATGAAGCTGAATGAGTTCTGTGAACGTCTTTACGAGGAGAAGGAGAAGGAAAATGGAAGTGGTCCTCTGCCTTCGGTAGGCATCTCGAATGGAATGCGTGTATTTATACAAGAGCAATTAGCCAAAGCAAACGAAGAGGCTTTACGGTTAAAAGCAGACGAACGACAGAGAGAGGCCAATCGATTTATACCCTATCAGCAAATCCAATGTGACGAGGATTGTCGTTTCTTGTTTAGCGTAGGGTCTTCCATTTCAGGGTCCATCATAGAACGTAAGGACCCAAGGGGTATACTTCCTAACGATGCAGACCAGCAATACCTAATCTTTTATGGATGGTCCTTCCTGGCGCTTGGTTCGTTTGTGATATTTGTTATCTATTCTTCTTACCCGACGTCACAGGATTCTTTTACTATGTCGATTGTCCTTCTTGTCTTTTTTATCACCGTGTATTTACTTTCGAAAGACTTGAAAGAGTCGGTCTTTAAAATATAATCTTATTGTAAATGTCCTCTATCTCTGCCTATAATTCAGACAAGGAACAAATCAAGACGCAAGTGACTGACATTTACAATATTCTCAATAACTTACCAGGAAAGGACAAGATAGACAAGCGTCACTCGTATGAAACCATCTATGAGGAGACGGTGTCTATACGAAACCGAGAACAAAACATATTTTGGGTCACTGGGTTTGCCTCTTCTGTATTGCTTATTGGCACTTTACATGTGATTTTTAACCGGAAACAATAAGAATAAATATAGATAGAGTACACATGGAAATCGAATATGAACGATTAAAAAAAGAGGTCGACCCAAAGCTAAAAGAAACTCAAGAGAAGTTTTTGAGACTGACCCAAGGTAAAAATGAACACATCAAGGAAAAGACCGATATCTATCATGAATGGGTCAAGAGTCAGGTAGGCGTCGACAATCAAAATGAGCTTCGACAGAAGATATTTGAAAATACTTATGTTTACAAAGAATTACGAGCCCAGACCCGAATGCTCATGGTCTTTAATGTGGTTTGTGTCATCATTCTTTTTCTTTCCACGTTGCGAACGCCTTATTTTGACGATACAGCCTATGGAGCCATCGTGGGCACCTTGATTGCCCTATTGTTTGTATACCAGCTTTATTATGCGTGGGACTTGTGGATACGCGACACGGTGAACTTTGATGAATATGATTTTACGCATTATGGAAAGGCTTCCAGTTATCCAAATATAAAAGAGGACGGACGAACACCTGAACCAGGATGTATTGAACGTATTGGTTCGCAAGCGGTCAATAAATTTTTCATCGATAACTATTTCTCAGGTATTGCTTTCTAGGGTAATTCTTTATAGAATCCTTATATAATGGGCGACCCGTCTTATATTCAAGACATGAATCGATTTATTGAAGAATTGAACAAGGTCAAGGTCAACAATCCAAATACAGATGACATTTATGGAAACATTGTGAAAGATTTTAAAAACACCATGCAGGACATTAAAGTCTCTCAAAGATTAAATGACCTCGACGACGTATTGAATTTATCGGAATTGTCTGAAAAAGAGAAACGAGAATACAGACGCCACAACCAAATCAATCGATATTACCAAAAACGTTACGAGAGACAAATTGTGATTCTACAGAAGATAGTCGCCTTCTTTTGTATCGCTATTCTAGGCACCCTTCTGCCGGATAGCGTAAGACCTGTCTTCATGGGAGTCTTGTTTGCCATCGGCTTTGTTGCTTTATTTTATGACCTATGGGATGTCTATTTGCGAGACAGTCGTGACTTTGAACAATACGATTTCAACTTCTTTTATACCAAACCGCGCGAGGCAGACCCGAATCATCTGGTGCTCGGTCAGAACAATGTTAAGTATTGCGAATGAGGAACATTCTTATTCTTGTAGGGTTAAAATATCTGAATATATCATATGTCAGATGAACTGGACCCTATTTACACTCTCCTTACGTCCATGTACAATGCCGGGACCAACAAGGACAGTTACAACCGAGACCGATTGATACAAGACTCGACCATGATATTGCCCAAAGAATGTAAAAGGTATAATTTGAATCTCGAGTCCTCCATTGACTTTAATCGTATTGACCGGCGCGCTTTGACGGATGATACACTTACGTTGTTTCGTTATTATCAAAACAATGTGGAGTATGTAAATTCATTTACAGAACAAGTGTTAGAAGACGAGCGTAATTACTTTATCAAAAAATACAACATCAAAGCCTATAACGCACTCTTGGCCCAGCGAGAGAAACATTTCAGCGAAAAAATTATATCGGAGGAATGTCCAACGGTAGGCTCCGGGTCCGGTTCCAGAACCAATACAAATACAAATACAGAGACAACAGGAGTCGATACCATGACGATTATTTCTGACCTAAATAAAAATTTATCCTTGTGGTTGTCCGGGACAGACCCGAAAACCACGTATCGTAAAATCGAATATCGTTCGGCAGAACAAGAAACCTTGTCCACGTTGAACCAATACGTGACCGCCACGTATTATATCGCGTTTGGAGTGCTTCTTTTGTTGTTGGGCACCAGCGGTAATCTCATGCTACAAGAACGGTTCCTGAGCTACGTGGTTCTCTTTTTATTACCTGTCCTGTATCCATTTGTGTTTTCATGGATATACAATGCCGTGACTTCGTGGACAAAACCCGAGGTCTTGCATGGACCCAAGAACGCATTCCTGGAGTCAAAGACCACCACGATGGATGCGTATGACATGTAAAATTAACATTAACATTAAAATACTTATGCTTATTCGACCAGAGAGATACGTGCCCATCCATCTTTGGGATAGTTTCCAAACTTCTTGGTCAACGTTTCCTTGAGCTCTTTGATAAGACCCGCTTGATTGCCAGTGCCACCATTCTCGCTATACCAGTTCCGAAAGGCGTCCTGGATGATGGTAATCTTCAGTTTCATCGGCTGAGGCAATTCGTGAATCCGAATACACGCGGAGATGAACTCCATCGTCACGTCCTGGCTCTGTCTGTATTTGTCGCTCGAGGCAGACACCTCCTTACATTCTGTGACATGTCCCTGCTTCTCGTAAGTGATTTCCACCAGCATACTCAAGAGGACAGGTGCCCAGATGTCAAACTTCTCATCAATCTGAGTATCGAGCTCATACTGATAGGGATAAGCCTCAATCGGAAACTCGGGGTCCTTGTAGGGATTGGTCGTAAACTTGGACTCAAAATCCACCACTCGAATACGACGCCATGTTCCGTCGTCGTTACTTTTGATATCAAACAAGGTGTTTGTGCAAACGGCTAGCTTGAACTGTGGTTTAAAGACCATGCTCTCTTGGAAAAGCGCGCGACACTGGATCGGGTCTCCACCTGTAATCTCCTTCATAATCCCTTCGTTGATGACATCTCCTTTTGAAGGCTCCTGCATCACGGCATACCGCGTGCCGACAAGTTGACACACCTCGGAAGAGGTCCCTCCAATACCGTTTCTCTTTTGGGTAATCATCGAGATGGGCACCGTCGATTTGTATTCTCCCAACACACGAGTCATCAATTCCACCAGCTTTGATTTACCATTCTTCCCTTTTCCAATGTAGACGTTAAAGGACTGGTTGAGATTGTTGCCCATGAGGGTAGAGGCCAAATGCTCCCACATGTAACGGCGACGGTTCGCATTCGGAAAGAGTTGTTCCATAAAGGTTTCGATTTCCTTAATCACCTCGGGACAGCTCTTGCGGTATTCCGCAATCGGTTTATACGCAATTCCTGTGCTCATGCTAATGTAGTCGTCATGTCGGCCGACGCGATGTTCCTTGTTCTTAAAATCAATAACGCAATTGTTACAACCCAGTAAATATTCATTGGTATTCAGCTTTGCATAAAAGTCCTTATCATAAAAGATTTCCATCGCTTCTTTCATGATATTCTGCTTTTTCGCAGTCACTTTGAGCATCTCGGCCGTCTTGGCCACGCTACTCGGTTTCTTGGTCGTATCCAAGGACGCAGACGGCGCCGGTCCATTCATTTTAAATTCCTTAAAGCACTCATACATCTCGGTTGAAATCTTGGCGCGCAAACTGTGACCGTCATCAATGGCTTTCCATCGATTGTCAATGAACTCATACCATTTCTTATTGTGGATGCTCACACAGATAAAGACGTCCTTGAACATGTGATAGAGCACCGTGGCCAGGTCATATTCAGAGTTGGTGGTCGCGGAATGTTCAATAAAGTGACTGATGGTCTGCTTTCGAATTTCGTAATACTGTGTAGGATTGGATATCTTACTCCAATACAAGATGGAACGTAGGGTGAGACCTTCGTTGGAACGATTGAATCCACACCATTGGTCATGTAGAGAAGGAATACTAGAGTAGTCGAATGTAGGCGACTGCGCACTGAACTTGACCCATACCGGAAAGAGTCGCGTGTCCGTTTGTCTCAGCGCCCATCCCACTCGTATCCATTTCGCGTAACTGTTCTCTCCCCAATATTCGGCGGGTAAGGTCATGACGTATTTATAAGCTTCTTTAATCTTGTAATCGAGACTGGTGATGGTGTCCATAAACCCCTCGATGTATTCATCCAACTCCTCCGCGTTGTTAATCTCGTAACTCAACTTGTTTCGAAAGACCGAATGTTCCAGTAGCTTGACGCTGGACTTGGATGTCTTCTTTTGTCTCGTCTTTGCAATCTCGTCGTATTTCTGTTGCATGTCCGGACAGAGAGCTGCCTGAACCAGATTCAGATTACGTGCTGTGAGATTTTCGAAATTCTGAATAATCCATTCGTTGGTCACGAGTTTCTCCTTGATGTTCCAGGAACCATCGTTGTGACAAACATAAATCTGCTTCAACCGATAAGGCTCGCGTCCAGGCTTACGTGACCCATAGAGTTGCCAATTCGAATGTCCGCGAATCACCGAGTCGTCAAAGACATCCTCCCAGGTATTGGTCAACGGAAGCTCATTCCACGAGGCAGGGACGTTTTTTATAATCGCTTCTCTCATGATAAGTTTGCATGTATAATCCATTTTCAAGTTCACAATAATGTGAATACCATCCTTGGTCTTGTCCTCTTCCATGTGAACATTTTCTCGTTCCATGACGTAGCATTCAATGGTCTTTTCGTTCATTTGCTTGATGGTGGAAATCGTATCCATGATACATTGAACCAAGTCAACCACATGTTCTTTCTTGTGTTGTCTATCTTCAATCTCCACAGAATATCTAAAATCAATGTCGATGAGAATCGGACCTTCCTCCATCTGTTTCTCGGTGTAGTATCCCTCTCGCCCTCCTATCAAGATATGTTTTTTATACAAATCATAGAACGTCTGAATACTATCTTGCTGAATATGATAAGAACCACCATAGATACCCAGATTTCTGTCGCCAATCTTGGTATGCGTGTGTCCATCTTCGGCCGGGTGTTTTTTGAGAAAGGTTTCAACTGGGCAAGCCATCTTTGTTTATACCTTGGTGTATTATTTTTATCTCAATTTTAAAGTGTAAGATTCGATTTTAGAATTAAAGACACTTCTTTAGATACATTCAATGGAAAGATGCATGAAACGTATCATGTTAGATATAAAGGAAATACAATCTGACCCTGACCCTTCTTTTTTTTACATTCCGGATGAAACCAACGCCTTGAAAGGGCATGCTATCATCATTGGTAGAGAAGGAACGCCTTATGCCCACGGGTTTTATCTTTTTGAATTTGTTTTTCCAACCAATTATCCGTTTTCGCCCCCCGTGGTGACGTTTCTCAACGGAGACGGTCGAACGCGATTTAATCCGAATCTCTATGTCTCGGGAAAAGTATGTCTCTCGATTCTGAATACGTGGTCAGGCGAAAAATGGAGTGCGTGTCAGTCGATACGGTCGGTCCTACTCTCCATCTCTATCCTCATCTTAAACGAAGAACCCTTTTTAAATGAACCTGGGATTGCACGCACCCATTGTTCCTTTAAACCTTATCATCAACTTCTGGAATACAAAAACATTGAAATATGTATTTTGAAATACCTACGCCTGGAACAGGTGCCGACCGTGTTTCAATCCTATCATCCCATGTTTGTCTCTTATTTTGTCAAACATTATGACCAAATCATAGACGTGTTGAAGAAAGAGAATACCTTTGTCGACATTACCGTGTTTCAAGACCAGAGTTGTTTTCTAAACTACCTATCTCTGGAACAGGAGACGCGTCGTGTTTACGATATCGTAAAAATTGATATAAATAATTAATCTCCCTCTTTTATAAGATGAACTTCTGTAAGGTATGCGACAACATGTATTACATGAAAATCAAAGAGGACGACTCAGAAGCCCTTATTTATTACTGCAAAAATTGCGGGATGGAAGAGGACAATCTAGTGCTGACGAATCTTTGCGTGTCGCGCACCGAAGAAGGCAATTCGACGCAAAAGACCAATAAGATTAACGAATATACCATTCACGACCCGACGCTACCTCATATCTATACCATGAAATGTCCAAACGACCAGTGTAAGGTCTATACGGAAGAGAAAAAACAGGACGTCATTTATATGCGTGTGGATGATGTCAACATGAAGTATCTTTATTTGTGCACGGTGTGCGAGACCAAGTGGTCGCCGTAAACTTTTGGCGTCTAAGACATAGATTGGTATAGATTAAAATACTTATGCTCCCTTCTTTTTCTTCAACTCGAAAATTGAATATAAAATTATTCTATATTCTATTATACAAATGAGTGACTACGGGTCAGAAGAGGAAGACAGTGTCTCGGTCCAGAGTGAGGTTCATTCCGAGGAGGATGACATCGAGGAGTCCTCGGAAGAAGAAACCTTTGCCCAGGCGGATGAGTTTGTTGGCGACCCAGAGGAGGAACTGGCAGAACCCTCCGTCTATCAAGAAAAGTTCACCGAAGAAATGCGGGGTAATTATTTAGCAAGGTTTCATCCAGAAGAAATCCATAAACCCTTTGATGAAATGTATAAGCTGTCGCAAATTACTCGAAACGCAAATGGCGTGATTGAGGACCCGCTGCACCAAACCTATCCCATCCTCACGAAATACGAGAGGGCTAAAATCATCGGGTTACGCGTATCTCAACTTAACAAAGGTGCTGAACCTTATGTAAAGTTGAAAAACAAACAACTCATGGATGTTTCCTTGATTGCGGAGAAGGAACTTCAAGAAAAAAAGTTACCCTTTATTCTGATGCGTCCTATTCCCAATCGTCCGGCGGAATATTGGAATGTGAATGATTTAGAATACTTGTATTAATGTCTAAACATCTTTGATAACCTTCTTTTTAATGCGAGGCAGCTTTGCGCCTAGAAAGGTTTCCATCCTCGCAATAAAGGCATTGTTGGGGATGGCCTTTCCATTTTCATAGGAATGAATCACTTGGGTCGGCACACACATCTTGTTTGCCAAGTCTTTCTGACTGAAACCTTTGGCCACGCGAGCCTGTTGCATCGCGACCTTCAGCTCTACCGTGACTTCCATCAAAGGAACATCTTCCTTGGGTTTGGGTTTGGTCACTTCGGGAAGCTTCACCGGCTTGTTGAGCACAATCGTGGTCCAATCCTGAGTCGACATCTTTGTCTTATCCAGGGATATTATTTTCACCTCAATTTTAAAAATGGAATTCACTATAATAGAATCGTTCGATATAGTATGGTCTATTATGCTGTTGCGAAAGGACGAATGGTCGGTATCTTTGATACATGGGCCGAATGTCAACAATCCGTGAAAGGGTTTAAAAACGCACTGTATCGAAAGACCGAGACCAAGGAAGAAGCCGAAGCCTTTATTCTGCCCGAGGACCACCATGAACCGGTCTATTACGTCTATACGGATGGGTCTTGTCTCCACAACGGTCAAAGGAATGCTACCGCAGGTATCGGCATCTTCTTTGGTGTAGAGGACCCACGTAATGTGTCCAAGTGTATAAAAGGGAAACAGTCTAACAATACTGCCGAATTGACTGCCCTTATCGAGGCTTACGCTATCCTGGAAGATGACATTCAGAAAGGAATTGCGATTACGATAGTCAGTGATTCGGAATATGCGATTCGATGTGCCTCTTCTTACGGAAAAAAATGCGAGAGTCAAGGATGGCCCGACATACCCAATCGAGAATTGGTCCAACGTGCCTACGGTCTATACCGAGACAAACTGAATGTCCGTTTCCTACATGTAAAAGCCCATACCGGGAAGAAAGACCCACATTCGATTGGAAATGCTTATGCGGATCAGCTAGCCGGACAGGCATCGGGCCAGTGCTAGCCGATATTTTGTTTTGTAGGAAAAGATATCTTTCTCTCCCTTATATGAAAGGGTCTACATGGATAGGGATCCTCACCTTACTTTTTGGTTTCATCCTCTTGTATATTGTGTTCTATTGTCTTTTTTTTACCGACGTGGTTGAAAAAAGACAATATGACTTGGAAAAAGACGGTGTATGTCTATTCCCCCAGGTGCTTTCTTCCAAACAAATAGAACACTTGTCTCGAGCATGTGTGGAGGGGAATTACAAGGAAGCCAAAGAATACCTCCTTCAGGACAAACGACTGATTGGATTGTTGAAAGAGACCTTGGGCGAAGCGTATCAATTTCAAGACTATATATGGATTATTCAAAAATCAAGTGTGCATACCTGTCATCGAGACAACAATGGTGATTTTTTTAACAAAGGGCAAAGGTATCCCTCTTATACGTTGCTTCTTTATTTAGAAGACATGGAAAAATGTTTGGGGGTTATCCCTACCAGTCACAAGGATGTCAATAGCTTTAATGTCAATCCTACCAACAAAGTAGAAACACTTTTATGTAAGAAAGGGGATGCGATTCTGTTTAATGCGAACCTTATACACGTAGGGACCATACAATCCAAAGACGACCATTTACGGATTCAAATGAAGGTGACTCATCGAGAAGACATTCCGACATTATCTTATTATCAAGACTTTAACAAAGTTCTGAAAAAGGACAATACCATACCCAAAGAGTTGTTACAGTTTCAAAAGAATGTATCCTGTATGTTCCCCTATGTCTCCAATTTAACGCAGAGCGACAACATTCAAAGCGCGCGTGGCACCGACAATGGCGAAAAGGTTGGACTACCCCAAAAAGTATTTTCGTATTGGTTTTATGGGAATTCTGATTTTTATGATTTGCCTAATGCTTTTTAAATGGAAATAGAAAGATATAATGATAAAATGAGATGGACCCGATGACTGCAGGTAGAAAAATACGATTGCATATAGAATTGTTTGAACATCTCGAATTCAAGGAAGGCGGGCTACATATTTGTTGTGATTGTTTGAATTATATAGAACATCCCATCTTATGGTTTAGAGAATATCGTTTTTATCCTTATTGTTCTACTTGTATGAGTGCGTATTTTCCTGTTAAAATTGATTGCTTTGATTCCCGTTTACCGAAGCATAGATATGTCTCACATGGCTCACGCGCGTAGGGTCGCGCTCTTACAAGAGGTTCGTCTTGAATATGGGTTTCGTCAATATCTAAAATCGTATTGTTATGATTGTATCAAGGATGTAGATGTTCCTTATACTCGAATGATTCATTACAAAGAATATACCTTTTGTTCAGAGAAGTGTGCTACAAGAGCGATGCGGGTTCGGTGCAAGAGACAAAAAAGGAATCCCTCTATGAATGAACTTTGTCAAATGTATCAAGCAAAATAGATATAAATCATTTTCTCCTAACTATACAATGGACCGCGTAGAACAAATGAAAAAGGTTCAAGCAGAAGGACTCGCTCTTTTTATCAAAAAGAATGCGGATTATGGCGATGCCTTTGCCAAGTTTGGTGCCATCGGGGTCTTGATGCGCATCCAAGACAAGATACAGCGTGCCCTCTCCATCACAAAAAATGGTATTAATTTAGTAGATGATGAATCTTTAAGAGATACAATGATTGACTTGCATAATTACTCGGCGATGACGATGATGCTCCTGGATGAATAATCGCCCTCAGAGGGCCGTTTTCAAGAAAGGCGTTTTTAAAAAAGGGCCGACCCCAAAATCGAATTTTCTCTCCCGCGATTTATACTTTTTGGTAAGTCTATACTAATGTATAAATACATGTCATTTTTTTACAAAAGTATAAATCGATTGTGACCACGAATAAAGCCATTGTGAAGAATATTGTAAAAAAGTATAAAAAATAATATACACGTTTATGTATATGGAAAATAAATGCGTGTGTTGTAATTACACAACCTTTGTAAAAGCAAATTTCATGAAACATTTAGAAACGACGAAGCATAAATTGATAAAAAGTAAGTCTAAAGTAAGTCTCGAAGAAGCCAAAAGTAAGCCACACGTAAATGAATACGAATGTAAATATTGTGGACAAAAATACAAACATAAACAATCCGTGTCGAAACATATCAAGTATTCTTGCACAAAAAACAAGGACGAGGACTTGAAAGAACTCGTGCGGCTACTGAACGCACAGATGGAGCAGCAACAGACAGACTTTCAGATACAACTCCAAACCCAGGCGAAACAAATCGAAAAACTCATGGGAAAACTTGAAATTACAGGGTCCTTTAACACGACCAATATTCAAAACAACATTACCTTGCTTTCGTATCGAGACACAGACGTCTCCCACTTGACCGACGAAGACTACAAAAAATGTATCAAAAAGGTCAACTTTTGTGTCAAGAATATGATTGAGTGTATTCACTTTAATCCACTGAAACCTGAGAACATGAACATTTACATCTCCAACATGAAGGATAAGTATTTGATGATTTACGACGGGACGAATTGGAACCTTGCCAACAAGCGCGATGAGCTCGATAAGCTATACGAAGACAAGGAGATGCTTTTGGAAGAATGGCTCGAGACCAATCAAGACCCGGTGCTGAAGGATAAGTTCGTGAAATACATCAACAACAAAGAAAAAGATGATTGTTTAAATAAAATAAAGGAAGAAATCAAGCTCATGATGTATAACAAAGCCAAACCTTTAGCATTTCCAACGATTTCCGCAGTCTAGGCATGTCACGAATGTGGTCATGGGTTCGTCCGCAGACCGTGTCTGTGCTTGGTAATAGGTGCAGCGATTCTTCTTGCACCGGCGGCACTCGAATGTGTCTGTGCTTGCCTCAATCTTTGGAAAATACTTATTCTCTAAACGGATACGTTTGTTTTCAATCTCTTCACTCCATTTCTCTGGATACAACTCTTGATGACTCTTATAGGCCATGTCTTTGCATAGAAAGATGCCTGCGTCAATCTTGTCTTTGACTTCTGATTTTTTGAGGGTGAAATAGAGACGTCGAAAGGTATCCAGATAAAGCTGTAGAAATATTTTGTTTTCCCAACGTTTTGGAATGTGATGCGAGTCAGCCTTGTCCAGAGAGTGGTTGTAAATACTTTTCTCCAGATTACGAGACTTGACTTCATTGGACAACATGGCCGTAAACGTGTCCACCACCCGTTTTCGAAGTTTTTGTTCCATGCTTTGTTCCATGCTTTGTATGAGGATGAGTTTATTATTTATATTCAATTTTGTTTTTCTAGTATAATGTTACGATATCTATTGGCTGTGTCCATTATGATTTATCTCACGTATGGTATTTTACCAGAGAAAACACAATGTAGCCAATATCCGACTAGATTGAATCCCTTACCTGCGACTTCGTTACCCGCGACTTCGTTACATGCGACTTCGTTACCCGCGACTTCGTTGTCCCCTAGCCCCCTTCCCGATATTGTGCTCGGACCTGGCGGTGTCGCAGGCTTCTACAGTTTAGGTATTAGTCATTATTTATTAAACCACTTTGATGTAAAAGACAAAAGATTGGTCGGTTTCTCTGCCGGTTCATTCACCCTTCTCTTTATGAGATTATCCCCAGAAAAACGTAATTCTATGTTACAAGAGATATTTAAATGTAATGAAACAAGTGCATCCAATGCCATGAGACATATCATGGACAAGGTTGAAACAACAACAACATTAGATGACTATGACTTGAATGGCGCATCGATTGCGGTTTCCCATCCTGGAACGATTGCCTTGTATGATCATTTTCTTACGATACAACAGCTTTCTCGGTGTTGTAAAAGTAGCTCTTTTATTCCATTTGTCACACATGAATCGGGTATGGACTTTTACAATCATAAACTGGCCATGGATGGTTTTTTTTACTATAAATCTTTCTTGAAACAATACCCCGACCCTCCTCTTGTGGTTACTCCCTTTATGTTTGGACGTTACTCTAATTCAGCATGGGACAAAATAAAGTTCATCTTTGGTATACATCCCTTGAAAACGACCTCTATCTATCAATTGTATCTTTACGGCTATCATGATGCGAGACAAAATCATTCCTTTTTTGAAAAGTATTTGAAAACTCTACCTATGGTTTGAATTTAAAGATTTTATAAATTGTAATAGATGATACAATACCTGATAGGTGTTGTTTTTTTGTATGTGATAATTCGTTCTTATGAAGAACCTCGAGATACTCTACCTGAGGTGATCGTAGAACCGGGTGGAGCACTCGGGTTCTATACCTTGGGTATTTGTCATTATCTGATGAATCACTTTGAATTAGAGAATAAAGACATTGCGGGTTTCTCTTCTGGTTCTTTTAACGCATTTTTTATGAGACTGCATCCGGATAAACGAACCTTTTTCTTACGCGGAATATTTAGATGTCATATAAATTCTAATATTGAATTATTAAAAAATATTACGAAATTTATTGAAACAAATACCGTTCTTGAAGACTATATGCTTGGAAAAATCTCTATTGCTATATCTCATCTAGAAGGTTGTGTTTTATATGATAAATTTTTAAATATAAAAAATGCGATGCGCTGTTGCAACAGCAGCTCTTTCCTTCCACTTGTTACAAATGACTCGGTTCTAAATTTTTATAATCATAAGTTGTCCATGGATGGTTATTTACTTTATGGATATTTTATGAAAAACTACAAGATACCTCCTCTTGTGATTAGTCCACACATGTTTGGTCGTTATTCCAACTCGGTGTATCATACTATATTGTTTCTCTTTGGGATACACGAACTTCAGTCGACCTCTATTTATCAAATGTATTTGAACGGGTATCATGATGCGTCGATGAATAAAGCCTATTTTGAAAAATATCTACAACCGATTCATTCGTCTTCGTAATCCTCCTTGGACAATTCGCCCGGAGCTTCAATCGTATCCGTCTGAACAAAGGGTTCTATGTTCATACATTTGTTCCACTCCTGTATGGTCATATTTTCATAATCGTCGGTTCGTTTGACAATACATAGATTTCCGTAGTATTGTTCTTGCGTAAAAGGGAATAGGTAGGTGTTCAGTTTCGTATTCTTGTTTTTGGGCTTTCCATAGAGTTGATACTGTATTCCATTCTTGCTCCATGTGGTTAAGCAAGTAAAATGAGTATCGTTTCGAAACTGACAAACAGTGTAGAGTTTTTCTATATCCGTGGCAGTCTTTTCGGTGAGAGAACCGTCCGTATGCACCATAATCACGTTGAACATAATACTAAGAGAGACCGTGTCTTCAATTCCTTTTATAACAAAACTATATCCCCATTAGGGTATAAAACGAATCGTATAAGGATAGTGAGATGAGAATATTTGTCAAGGATTACGACTTTAAGACACGTTCCTTTACGTATAGTCAACCTACCAAGACGCAACGATTCATGACAGCCGACGGAGTCTACGAATTTCAAAAGGATGGGTTCTACGAAGTTCAACACAAGGAGCTAAAACGAGACGTGCGTAAGTTGAAACATTTGGAATTTTTGTTGGAAGATGTTCGTATTCAACGGCTTCATAAAACCTATCACATCCCGTTTGAACACTTCTTTTTTGAAGAAACGCGCGAAGAGGCTATCGTATCGCCCGGGATTACGTTGGTCAAAGAATCGTATTGTGGGAAAGAAGATTATTATTTTGAGACCCAAGAAGATGCGACAAAGGCATGTGTTCAATTGTTCGGACTGCTTGTTTAATGGGTTTAAGCGGTTAATTTCCTTTCGCCCTGTATCGTAATGTTAGAGAGCCTAGCAATTGCATTAGGCGTTCTTTTCTTGTTCCATGTTACCCTTTATTATACCAACACAGACCTGATGCAATGGATGAGAATTGACCCGGTTCAGTATTTGTTTCCCCAAGAAAAGGAAACCGAAACGACAGAATTAACCGAACTCAAGGAACAATTAGAGAAAAAGATAAACGAATATAAAAACGCCTAGACTAGTATAGTCAATGGATGATTTAGTCCATACATTTCCAGAAATACGGGTAGACCATTACGAACGCTCAAATACCTTGACAAAATATCCATGTTTTATTGTGCCAAAAGGAAAGAAGGTATTCGCATGGTTTACGCGTTTCGAAAAACAACCTATTTGTATTTTTTTACATTCTCAATGTAATGAAATACAAAAAATCTATCACTATTATGTCTCGTTTAAGGAAGAGCTTTGTGAAGGTGCGGGAACGGTTCTCTATGGAACCCTTTTAGACCGTGCGTTCGTCGCAGAGACTCTTTATTATTATCGAGGAAAGTATCGAAAGGATGATTTTATGGTTAGACTTTCTTTACTGAAAGAATGTTTAGGGATGATACGAACTTCTTTTTATTTAGGGAGTATTACGTTTCACTTGCCGCATACGTGTTTTCAACGAGGATTTTTAGACGCAACGACGATGCCTTATGACGTATACGGTCTTTTGCAACTGTCGGCAAAGCCTCAAATGGTCTTATTTAAGCCTTTGTTTGCCACATTCCTTATCAAAAAACGAGAAGAAACGGAAGACGTCTATGAACTTTATGCACTGAATGACCAAAAACAGAACACGTTTTATTCTACTGCGTTAGTGAACGACTTTAAGACCAGTCATTTTTTAAGGCGTGGATTTCATCCGAATGTGCGTTCTTATAAGGAGATGGAAGAAAGTGATTCGGACGAGGAGGGGCCCAAAATTAGTGAAAAAGTCATTTCTTGTATTTTTATTCCAGAGTTTAGGCGTTGGAAACCCTATGTCTTTGAAACAAAGAAAATGGATAGTATTTTATTTATCCAGAATCAAGAAAAAAAAATATCGGGGTAATGTATAATGGTTGACGGAAAAGTAGACGATAAGAATCATGTTGTGGACCCAAACGCCCCGCCAGTGATGAAGGGAGGACACAAGGTCGAAGGCTCAGAATACCAAAGCGGTGGCTCTAGACGCCGTCGTCCCCGCAAGAGCAAGTCGGGAAAGACTCTTCGCCGCAAGAAGATGACGATGAAGCAGCGCCAGCAACAGCGCCAGCAGCAGCAGAGGCGCCAGCAGAGACGCCGCCGTTAAGCGTTAAAATACTTATCTTTGTTGCACCTAAATTAATATCGTAATTATACAAGATGAACAATTACGATAAATGGGAACGATTAAAAGGACAAGTTGAGAACTTGTTACGAAGTCTTAAAAGTAATCCACAGAAAAAAATAGCCATCCTGTGTGAGTATTTTGACGCATATAAGAGAATTGCTCCTCTTTTCCGTAACAAGCCAGAGTTTCAAGAAGACCTGTTTTTATCCATCCATTATGTGTGGCGAACTATTCTCCCTGTAGAAAGGACCCTTTACTTGAAAAAGAAAATAGAGGATGACCCTTTGGGACAAGAGGATGTGGTCACAGAAAAAATCGATGCCTATTATCGTAACTTTGACCTGATAGAAGAGTGGTTATGGTATAACATGATTGTGACCAAACCAGACTTTGGATTACTCTTTTGCCAAGAGACACGACCTTTTGTTCTAGACAAGCATGATGCCCTGGTGGAAATTGAGAACATCTTACGTGTCATCAAGAGCCAAATGAACAAGGACAAGATGGACGACCGAATGCTTTTTTTGTTGGGGTCTCTGGTCAATTATGCCCTATTGCTGGCCAAGGAAAAGAGCGAGCTTTATGAGACGCTGCGTGAAACCATACGTGAGTTGTGGGTCTCGGTTTCCTCTATCAAACGTATTCGCGGCTATTCCAATTATTCCATGGTCGAGACAAAGGTCAACCGTTTGTTGGATGAACGCCCGATTGACCTCTTGAAGGAATCCACTTACAAGAAGATGATTGTCGCATTACGAATGGGGGTGGAAAGCGACAATGTGGCTTCTAGTCTGACAGAGACCATCAAGCGTGAAAGACGTTTGCGTTAGCTTATGTATGGAAGACATTTGCGTTAGCTTATGCATGGAAGACATTGGAGATAGCCTGATGTTTTTCTACCTTATGGTTTCTTTTTAAGTTGAGCTTGTTGTCGTATACCGTCTCAAACTCGTTGTTGTCTTCGTGCAACTCTGGATAAATCTTCGTCAAGGGTTTGTCGAGGACTAGCATGACGCGGTCATAGGTAAGAAGTTGCCGGTATTCTTCAATGGTGAGATTGCCCATGTATTTGTCCAATAGATAAAGAGGATTGGGAGCAAACTTGATGTTTCGTTCGTATTGATAGACTTTACTATAAAGCAAGTTTAACAATTGATATCGTTCATATTTGATGGTTTGGTCAATGTTCTCTTTGAACAAATGACTGCACGCGCATTCAGGAGTACAGAAACATCCGTATACGTTGTATTTTCCTTTGAAAAAGAGAGAAGGAATATAAATCGTAGGTGTGTCAAAGTCGCAGGTACACCAAAAACATGCGGATTTTTGGTTGACCTGATTGTTGTGTAATTGGGTTTCTAGGTCGGCCAATTTATGATAGATTTCTTTTTTCTGCCTGTCCCCCTTGGACATTTCACGTTTATCTTGAACCATGGGTTCGGCAGAGTTGTAGGTTCCAAAGGTATGGTCTTCCTCAAAGGGTTCGATGGTGCAGAGGTCTGGATTGTATTTGGTCATGTCCTGGAAAGATGGAATATCTGATATCCTACATTTTAAATGGAGAATGACATTGGTATGGTTTGGATTGTGAACGTTTATTTTGGTATCATTCTTCACAATTTTACCTCCTTTGGGTTTACGTCCACGCTTCTTGTGAATCTTTTCCATAGGCTCATCCATTTCATTAATCATTTTACATTATTTTAATTCGTTTTAATAATGAATTAAAACCATTCACCGTCCATAGAGTAGATGTTGCCGTGGGTAGAAAAACATCGTCCGGGCACCTTGGACGAAATGATGATGGATGAACCTACGCGAACTTTGTTTCGTCGAATGATTGAGACAAAGACCTTTCCTCACATGTTGTTTTATGGACCACCTGGCACGGGAAAAACGTCGACCATTCTATGCATCTTACAACAACTGAAACAGACCGAACCGGAGCTGAACGTCATTCACTTGAATGCGTCGGATGACAGGGGAGTAGATATTATTCGCAATCAAATTCAAACCTTTATTCAATCCAAGGGGTTTCTCAAAGGGATGCGGTTTATTGTATTGGACGAAATTGACTCGATGACCAAACAAGCTCAACAATGCCTTTTGACCTTGATTTTAAATACACGCGTTCGATTTTGTCTCATCTGTAATTACCTGAGCAAACTTATCCAGCCACTTCGCGATTATGTCTTGCTGATACCCTTTCACAACCAGTCCTATGACCGCACCTATTTAAAAACCCTGATGCGAAAAGAAAACCTGGCGCTGACCGATGAGGTCTTGGACGATATCGTGTATACCTATTACCCGGACATGAGGTCTTGTGTCAACTGTCTTCAAGTCTATCAGTCGATTCCTTACCCTATTTTAGAGAAGAAATACATCACCCATGCGTTGGAACAATATGATAAGAACGAGCTTTTACTTTATTTAAAAGACCGAAACAAAAAGGAATTCTTTCAACGAATGTTTTTGTCGATGGTGGACTATACCCTCACCTCTGAATTGGTCACACGAATGCATAAATTCATTTTATTAAAGCAAGACCTCGACTATTTTGACGAGTATATCATGAAGGAGTTTGTTCGATTGAATCCTTCGAATAATTGATTCAAAGAATTGATTTGAAAACAATTCAATACACAAGATGGAAGATGGGTATCGAAGAAGACTGGTTGAACTTTTGTCGGACCGATAAAGAGACTGTGGTTGAATTGAAAAAGCGAAAAGAGGACATTGAAGTCCCTACCTGCGGAGGTCTGGTCATTTCCACCAAGACCAAAATCATTTATTTGAATCAACCGATTGACCTCTATCCGCTGTTCTGGAATCTACCCATGATTTCCTACGACCAACGCGACGAAGGGGTCATCAAAAAACAAATCAAATTCAATTTCAAGGACAAGGAAGAAGTCGCACAGTTTGAGCGACAATATGGAGAGGTGACCTTCTTTAAAAAAATGAAAATACTGAATCAAATCGACAACCCGAACGGACGTGTCCCCTTCAAGGATGTTCGTAAAATCGACATTGGAATATGCCGGAAGGACCTGGCGCGTATTCATAAAAAGACGGAAAAGAGTGCGTTTTACAACTGCTTCGTCTTTATCTATCGCATGTTCGTAGACCATAAGTTTAAGGAATTCCACATCAAAATCTTCAATTCAGGAAAGATTGAAATTCCTGGGATACAAGACGAGGCACACGTCGACTTGGTTGTCAAACGCACCATGGAACTGTTTGCGTCCTTCTTTCCTTTGTCGCTCTTTGAGACACGCCGAGAAACGATTTTGATTAATTCAAACTTTGGATGCAATTATTACATCAATCGGGATGAGCTCTTTGTCATTCTGAAAAACCAATCCGTGAAGTGTAGTTACGACCCATGTAGCTATCCGGGTATACAATGCAAATACAATCTGGAGAATGGAGAAGTCTCCTTTATGATATTTCGAACCGGGAGTGTATTGATTGTCGGAAAATGCGAAGAAGACGAACTCTATCGTATCTATGAATTTCTCAAGCAAATCTTCGCGCGAGAATTTTACAAAATCTATGAGACCAACTACGAAGGGCTGAAAAAGAAAAGTAAAAAGAAGATGAAAAAAATTACGATATTTCAAGAATATCAGGAAACACCTGAATCTCAAGAAAAAGTGATTTAAAGGGGAATTAAAGTATTCGGTATAATGACCGAAGTCGATAAAAAGGAAATGTTGCTCCCAAGCGTGAAAGTCATGCAACACGCATGCCGGCTTGCGTGTACGGAGGATAAACCCATCTTGTTGGATTACTGGCTCGAGTCTCATACGGGTAAGGTCATTATCGGCGTCCGAGATGGCGACGAGAAGATGTTGGTGCGTAGCCAGGAGGAATACACGAGCCCGATTTCAAAGCTGTTCAAGGTGGGCGAGGAGCTGATTGTCATGACGGAGAATTCTATTTATATTGTCTCGATGAAGATACCGAGTAAGAAGATTAGTTAAGGTTATATATAAAATTGAGCCGTTTCTTTTTGATAGGTTCTTTACAACATGATTCGTGCTCCAGATGAATACAGGCGAGAGATACTTGCTGGACCTAGGATGCAAGAAGAAGAAGACCCTGAACTCCAACGTATCTTGGACGAAAGCAGACAGTTACATGAACGTAGACAACAACGCATGGCCGAATACGGTCCGCTGTTGTCTAAGTTGAAAAGGCTTGGCTTTTACGATACAGTCGTGCATAAGCAGTATGTAAACATTGAGAAATGGTGCCAGGATTATTACGAAGGTCGACCTTCTCGACAAGAGATTTCGTTTGAAGCGTTGACCCTCATACGTTGGACCTTGCCTGAGCGTGCGGCGTTGGATAAAATCAAGATTTCGGTCATGAATAACGGTTGATTTAAAAATCTATTCTATATATACATGCTTTTTACCGTGAAACCTATTCTCAAGCCCATGGACGAGAGCACGCGCATCCAACGCATGAAAAGCTGTCTTGTTCAAATCAAAGACCCTAAGTATTCGTCCTATGACCGGGTTCTACAGCGGCGGCGCTCGCTGACGCTCCCGAAGAAGTGTTAAGTCTAATTCCTATAGCGGCATATTCAGGTTTATATATTGTTTTCATGAGTTCTCCAACATAGGGTGTAAAGGATGGCACATGAGCGACTCTAACGCGCTCTTTAAGATATTCTTCTATCTCAGCTTTAATCCCCATTTTTATATCACATTTTCTATCCACGGTATCGCCTTGGTCGTTTTCACATTTTGCAAATGGTTGAACTGGATTTGCAAGAAAATACTTTGTCATAAAATCTCGAATGATTTTTTCATCCTCATCGCTGCGTTCCCCGAGTGGTTTATCCATCGCATCTATGAAGTCAAAAAATTCTTGAATATTGTCTAACTCTATTTTCTGCGTCCCTATACATACATAATCACTTCCATAGGAAGAATAGATATACCATTTACCATTTTGATAATAGAGTATACAATAATGAGGGATTGTTCCATTTTCTCTAAAAAAAATAATAGGAAATAAATGTCTTGAAGGTCTGCGTCTCGAACTACCTGAACGAGATGAATATCTTCTTTTTGACTTACCTGAAGCAATACGACGTATTTCATCCTTCATTTTTGTGGCATCATACATACCTGTATCCAAGAAGAGCTTACTTTGATTCATTGATATAAAATCATGAATTGCTGGGTTCTTTAATATCTCCTTTACCATCTCGTCCAATGCTGCACGCTGGTCTCGCGTAATGTCGCCGCGTATATTTAAAAATAGACACATTATTCTCTCTAAGAGGGTCATTCTACAAGACATTTGTTTTTTTCTTGTTCTTGTATTAGGTGTTCCAGATTTACGTGTTAAAATTTCATAACCTTTAGAGTATTGTCTTATCAATACATCTTTACTCGCTTTGTATTCCCTTAGAGTTTTTAATCTTTGTGCTCTAGATGCGGTTGACGCACTTTGAGACATTTGAGGCAAACTCTCATGTATAGTATTCATTATTTGACCACTAGACCGTAACCACCTTGTGGAACCCCCTCGATGTTTAGGTTTCCTCCGTTTTCGAGTATACATATAAATAGAAAATACAATATTAAATAAGAATAGATGAGACTTTCAGGAGACCTTTATGGAGAAAGCTACGGTCGTATCGACTTGTCGCTATTTGGCGGAACTACAGAAAAGATTTACGTATGGCAAGGCTGCGGATGTATGGATACCGGATCAGAGTATTGTATTCGCTGTTATCCTTCCTTGGACGCCCATAGGGAAGAGGTAGACCGTTTACTCATAAGCAGTCCAGACATGAAGGAGTTTGTGGGTCATATGCGTTCGAGTATATCCAGGGATGCGTTTGAAACGATTGTGGTTCCATGGATAGAACGACGTGAAAAAAAGATGAGTCAACATATTCAACACCTGTATACGGTAAACCACGGACAAGGCCTCGAACAACGCATCTCCTTTTGTGGACATCCGTGGGGTCGAACCAAGGAATTCTATTATTATTGTCGTATGAAACACATACAATCTTTTTTTGATTCTGAGAAAGAAGAATGCGTCTACTACGAAGAACCCAAACCCTAAAAGGTGAAAGATTTAAAGCCTACCTTTTATATTGACCATGTACCGAGACATTGGATTAGGGGATGGAGAGAACATGCGGCCCATTTTGTCTCGACGTTCTGCGTTACCGGTCGAGGTGACCGTCGAGATGAAGCTTCGTGGGAACCTCGACCTGTATGAAGGCAATCGCCCCTTTGTTCGAGACAACACGCAATTGCGCTCCTATCCGATTACACGTAAAGATTTTTTTGATTTAACCCTTCGTGCCTATGCTCCAAACAAGCTGGATGTCTTGGTCGATGGCTTTGTCATAGATACCCTCACCTTTTCGCTCAATCCTTTGGTAGAGGAAGAGACTCCAGAAGAGCTCAAGTATCGTGAATGGTATGATGCAAAAAAGGAATACCAATCCTATTTGGATACCACGCATCAATTTGTCTCGGAACCTCAGCTCCAGCTCGTAGAGAAAGAACGCAAGGACGTGTTGAGCCAACTGGAGGAAGCGTATAAGGTATTGGACTGTACGGATGTCACGACCGAAGAATACAAGTTGTGCTTGGCTGAAATCGAACATCGGATGAATCCATACTTGTTGAAATTTAAAGATTGTGTTTATTCATAAAGATGGACCCTTACCAAACGGCCTTACAAAAATGTAAGGAACATATAGACCGAATACCCTGTCACTTGAACACGATTGCGTGTCATCAAGGGAAGTATATCTTGATGAATAAATGTATACAACATGTTTATTCCACGTTAGACTTGTCTACATTGTCTACCTTGTCTGAAAATACTTGCTCCAAAATAGCCACCTGTTCTAAGGAAAGGGATGGAGGCGCAATCACATGAAACTGTAACAATAGGTCACCTTTACGGTCGTCACGAATAAAACCTTTCCCTTTTACACTCTTTTCTTGTCCATGCAAAATCACGGTTCCAGGATTGTTCTTAATCTTGTATTGAGACCCATCCAAATGTTGGACCGCCACTTCGAATCCACACAGACTGTCTTTAAACGACAGATGAATTGGATAAACGAGGTCTATGCCTCTCCGTTGAAACATCGCGTGTGGTTTCACATTCACCAATACCCGCAACGCTCCTTTGTGTTGCTGAAATTGGTTACCCTTTTCTGGGATTTCGATACATTCGCCATGATCTATGCCTGGACAAGTATTCACATAAATCTTTTCGGTGATTTTGGAGTGGTTTCCACCCTGTTGAACAATCCGTTCGACCAGAATCGGTATACTGTGTCCAAGATAGGCTTGTTCATAGGTGAGCTCGACACTCGTTTCCAGAGTGGTTTGCATTGTGGAGAAATGAAAATGACCTGGAAATCCTGGATTAAACCCAGGCGGAAACCCTTGTTGGAACCCATGTCCTTGAAACATTTGTATAAAGGGGTCTTCGTCGAAACCACGACCGTCGCGTTTGAAGAGTTCATTCAACATTTGTTCCATGGGATTGACAGGATGGTCATGTGCTTCTTTTCGGGCAGGGTCGCCTAGAATTTCATAGGCTTCGTTGATTTGCTGCATCTTTGCTGATGTATCCGAGCCAGGGTTTCGGTCTGGATGATGTTTGAAACTGAGCTCGCGATAAGCTTTTTTAATCTGACTTTCGGTCGCGTCCCTTGAAACATTCAAGATTTGATAAGGGTCCATATACTTTAATCTACATATAAGTTTTCTTTATTTAAAACGAACTCGCGAATATAAAACAGAATGGAAGAACGGTATTTACCTCGTTCGTTTGATGAACTCATTAGTCCATCGCGTGAAAAAGTGGTTCAACAACTCAAGACGTGTAGGCAGAAAAATCAATCTATCCTGTGCATGGGGTCTATCAACACCTTTAAGCGAGAGATGTTGAAGCAATATGTGGCGCAATTTAGTCATCTGTATGAAATCAATGTATTCAATGACCTATCTAGTCAGTTGGACCTCACCGAATTGAAGACGTTTTGCAAGACCGTATCCTCTAAATCCAAAGTCGTGTTGATTGAACATTTTGATATGCTCAGCGAAATCATTCAGTCGTATATGAAAATCATCATGGAAGAGTTTCCAAACGTGGTCTTCGCATTCGGCGCAGAAAGCACCAAAAAAATGATAGAGAGCATACAGACTCGAACGGTCCCGATTTATTTTGAAGAGTGGACTACGGTCGAATATCGGCAACTGGTAGACCGTATCCTTGTGCTTGAAGGCATAGAAGTTGGCTCACTTGACGCCCTGTTTTCCCTACCCAGTCTATCGATTTACTTCATCTTTAACCTTTTCCATAAACTCAATATTTTACAAGTGAAAAAAGTAGACCACCTCACGCCCTACTTGCACATTCACGACCCGAGACAACTCGACCTTTTTTTCGAATGTATAGGGAAGGAAGACCTCAAAGCCGCCGTGCAAGTCCTGTTTTTAGAGTATGAGAAAGGATATTCTCTTCTGGATATTTATCATTTCCTTTATGAATATTTAAAGATAAGCAAGAAATGGAAGGGCTTAAATTATTTGTATATCGAGAAGCTGTGTTCATATATTCAACAAATTTACGAAGGGAACGACCATAAACTTATGTTGTTGTTTTTAACCAATGAGTTTTTATGTATTTTTAAAAATAGTTGAGTAATGTATGGTGGATAAAAACCAGACCTTGAAGTCACCTATCGACTTTTTTCCCGACTTTTTAGAGAAAATAGGCACCTTGGAAAAGGGCACTGTTCTCGTCAATATAAACCATTATAAAAGAGGCATTTATAATGGTTCTATCCAAGAATTCTTTGAAAGGATGTATCCTTTTTATTATGATTCAAAGAAACATTATGTTGATTTTGATAAGGTGACTTATTCGAAATTTATTACGGTGTTAAGACAGATTTCTCATAAAAATCAAGTGGCCTATGAATATAAAATCAAATACAATCATTCGAAACATTACATTGAATATACGTTTACTCTTCCAATCGCTGAGCCCATCCCTAAAATTGAATGCGCTGAAACACCAGAAACGGTCTGAACAAAATGGCTTCTTTGACCAACACCCTTTCTGCAGAACAAACCATCGCCCTTTCTAGGTTTATGAATGGAGAGAACATCCTGCTCAGTGGCTCTGGAGGAAGTGGGAAAACCCATCTGATCAAAGAGTTCTTGAAGCAGAAACCTCAATCCATCTTGTGTGCCATGACGGGTTGCGCCGCGATGCTTCTCGAATGTGATGCTTCTACCATCCATTCATGGAGCGGACTCTATTGGTCCAAGGACAGCATGACGGATGATGAAATCTTGGATGTGGTTCTTTCCAAGAAGAAGATTGAGAAGAAATGGAAAGCCGCCGAAATTCTCATCGTGGATGAGATTAGTATGATGTCGAAACGATACTTTGATTTATTGAATCAAGTGGGTCAATCGTTTCGTAAGAACGAACGTCCCTTTGGTGGATTACAGCTGGTCTTTGTAGGAGACTTCTTTCAGTTACCTCCCGTGTCTGCCGACAAAAAGACCGAGTTCTGTTTTGAATCGGATGAATGGTTCAAGACTTTTCCCAAGGAACAGCACATCGTCTTGAAAACCTTGTTTCGCCAGTCCGACCCCGAATACATTGAATTATTGAACGAGGTTCGGGTAGGCAACATTAGCATGAAGAGTGTGGAGGTGTTACAAAAGTATTTGAACCGACCCATGAGTCAAAACATGACCTATTTGTTTCCAACTCGTTCGAATGCCGGTGCCTTCAACGCGCTTCAATACGGCAACCTCAAGGAAAAGGAATACGTCTTTAAGCCAGAGATTAAGCTCGACGCAATCACCTATACGGACGGTCGGTTGATTGACGCGAATACCTTGAAGAAGTGTAAGCATTTGAACCCATCGGCGCGCGATTATGAGGTTCAGAATCTGATGAAAGCGAACAATCTGGAACCCATCTCGTTGAAAAAGGGTGCCTTTGTGATGTGCACGCGAAATCTGTCTTCTAAAATCTGTAATGGCTCACAAGGAGTGATTACAGATTTTATCATGGGAAAACCACAGGTGACGTTTACCAATGGAACCATAGCGATTATCGACCCGCACGAGTTTCAGCATCATGAATTCCCTTCCATTGTCGTGAAACAATATCCGCTTTGTCTAGCGTGGGCCATGACCATTCATAAAATTCAAGGGTCTACCTTAGACTGTGCCGCGATTGACATTGGTCAGACCGTATTCGAATGTGGTCAAACCTACGTCGCACTGTCTCGGGTGAGGAGCTTGGAAGGATTGTATCTATTGAATTTCAATGCGTCTAAAATTCGGGCCAATCCGAAAGTGGTTGCGTTTTACAAATCGTTGGTAAAACCTGTTGTAGACCAAGTGTCAAGCCTTGCTGAGGCCTTGGAACAACATACCTTCCAAGAACATGTTCCTGTAGTTGTCTCGCCAGTAGATGTCTCACCTGTAGAGGTCGCACCTGTAGACGTCGTCCCTGTAAAAGTTGTTAAACCCAGGAAACCCCGTGCTTCAATCAAGCCCAAGGTTCAGGAACTTCTGATTTATTCGTAAAAATTATTCAATCCGATTACAGTCACACTCTTTCTTGACGCCTAAGATATAATAAGAAAAGGCACAATTGCATTCCAGCACTTGGGTCTCACTCATCTTACAGAACCATTGATAATGTAATCTTTTTTTAAGAAGTTCTGCTGGCATGTAGAGTCCAATGTTGTTTTCAGGTAAATCGAGAACCTGGTCGGACATGAGGTCTTCGAGAAGGACGGGCCCCTCTTTGCGTTTGGTTCCGATGAGACCTCCGTCTAAGACCGGTATCTGTTTCGAGATGAAATAATTCTCACAGAAAGGACTTTCTGCCATAGACCGGTCTTGTTTTTCCAAATGTTGAATATAGAGTAGGAGTTCGGGATTTTTGGCATTGGACCCCGTCAACTGAGTCGAGGGTAACATTTTACTGGTAGACACATTCTCGGTATTGACCATTTCGGAGACAAACCATTGTTGCGGATTGTCTAGTTTGGAGATACTTTCCTTCAAATACAGGGATGGCGGCACCATCACTCCGCCATATTCGTATAAGATTTTCATGAGACAAAGGTTCCGAAAATTGTCCAAGAGAGCGCCCGACATTTTGGTGTGGTCCACCGGTAACTTTAGCAAGTCCTCAAAGTCACTGTCACTGAAGACCACAATGTCGTATTTCTCCGCACAGCAATCGACAATGGACTTGATGCATAAATTCATGTAGGACAAGTTCATGCGAGTGGTTCGTCTCTCCGAAAAACTGTCCCACATCCTCGAGTTGCTTTCAAAGGGGATATACACCCATACTTTTCGTTTCTTTAGCTTCGTAAACAGGAGGGGATTGTAAAAAAACATATCGATGTCGACGGTTTCCATCCTGTGCTGACTCAATTGCTCTTCCCATTTTTCTTTCATGTACTTGTAATTGAACAAACAAAACAGTGCTACAAATAGGATAAGATATAGGATAATCGCATTCATATTATACTAAGGATACATAAAAGTTTAACTCATCTATAGTTATTCAATTCTTAAATACTTCCCACAGTATTCCTTGAATATCTTATTGGATTGTTCGGTTTGTTTCGATAATGTATACGATAACTGCATGGCTTGTTTTTCCTCGTAACTCTGTTGTTCCTTTAAAAGTGCGTGGGACTCTTCTTTGGTGAGAGGGGCCAACTTCTCACGACTTCGGTATTGTTTGTATTCCTCGACCGAGCCAAACTTTTTCTTTTCTTGGTATTCCTTTTTTCCGTCAATCGCAAAAACCGTATGACTATAAATTTCTTTGAGGTCGGACGTATCGGCTTCTACATAGGACTTGATATCTTCCTTCTTCACGAGTTGTAGGGCTTGTTGTCTCGATTTCTCCAAGTCGTCCTTGTCGTAGAGTTGCTCGTTTGATTTAAACCACTCGGCGTATCCGTCCGTATCTTGGATGCGGACTTTCTCAAACATATCATTGAAGACCTTTTTGAATTTTTCTGGGTCTTCCAACAACCCTTCTTTTTCGCAATACGCGTAGAATCCTTCCCGGGTCGTATCGTGTGCCAGGTCTCGGTTATATTCGGTCGACTGGGGTTTATCTGTTTTCTTGACAAATTCATAAATCATTTCCAGTTTCTGATAGGCCTTGCTAAAATACTCGTAATAAAAAGAGGTATCCTTCCCGATGTTCTTGTCGGGATGTAATAACAAGACCTTCTTTTTTGCTTGTCTCAATTGATTGGGCGTGAGCTCTCCTTGAATGTCAAAGATGTCAAATAATTCCTTTAGCTCAGACATGGCACTCATTAACAAACCAGAATATTCTATTTTCGTTTGGATTACACAATGGTTTCGATTTGAAAATCGGAACCATAGATTACACAATCTAAACGATTACACAATGGTTTCGATAGATTACACAATCGTTTCGATTTGAAAATCGGAACCATAGATTACACAATCTAAACGATTACACAATCGTTTCGATAGATTACACAATCGTTTCGATAGATTACACAATAGACCCAAGGCTTTCTGCATAAAATGCCTTGACTAGGGTTTCATCTGCGCCGGTAAAACAACGGTAGGGCACGTAAAAATGGTCGTGTGAAAAGAGTTCTTTTTTAAACGTAAGGAAGGTAGGAATGCCTACGGCCATCTTCATGCGTTTGAAAAAGGAAAAGAGGTCCAAAGCCTCGTCGACATCAATCTCTATATATTCAAAGGAGACGCCTTTCTTTGCATATTGCTCATTTAGAGATTGAATGACAGATTTCACTTTTTTACAAGGACCGCACCAGTTAGCCGTCAATTTAATAATCGTTGTCTCTTTATCGGTATGTTCAAGATAGATACTCAATTCTTCGCGGGTCTGGGGAAACTCCATGTATACTATTCTAAAATAGTTTATTTAAACCACTTTGCAGATATTGTAGAGGATACGGTTTTGGATGTACATGATGACATACACCACAATGGCCTGAATGAATAAAAATCCCTCCAGGGAAGTCATTCCCTTCTTCGAGAGAAGGACAAGACCGGCAATAATCACCATAAATAACGCGACTAATCCTAAAAAGGAAAGAAATAAAAAGAGGTTGCAGTAGGAGTGGCTAAGCGGACCGAATAAGGAGTTCATGATATATACTACTCTACATTTTTATAAAAGTAAAATCAAAAAATGTAAACCTAAAAATTGAAGAGGGAAAAAAACTCTTAAAGAATGTAAAATGAAACTCTTCGCTGTTCACGACCCATGGTTTTACGGACTGGAGGATGGCGACGTAGACGACCGAGCCGCGTTTAAGTATTATGACCTCTTCATGGCACGTAACTCGGGATGTCATGAAGTCATTGTATGGATTGCCGACCTAGACCGTTATGAGAAAACGGTCAAACACTTTCCTCATTCCTCTATCAAGTTTTACCATGAGTTTCCTATGGCTCATTTCTTGAGCTCGGACAAAGTGAGTATTTGTGCTCCCGTCAAGGACGCAGGAATCCGCGACCAAATGGCTCAACATTTGAAGGCATCTCAACAATTCTTTACCGGGAAGGGTTACTGTCAAGGGACGAAAATCGGGACCACCAATTTTCCTTCTAAAGCCTACGAGGCCTTGTTGGAAAGTATCCCAGCCGACCACCGGTTTTGCACCTATGTTACGAATCTGTGTTTTCCGACGCAACTCTTGGACGTATTGGACCCAGACTACAAGGAAGAATACCTCGCGTATTCCGTGATGAAGCTCATCAGTCCAGGAGGGATTGTTCATGTGCCAGGTCTTCTCTATCGTCTCTACTGTCCTATCCTCGGTGGAGGTCCTGGCACGAACATGCTAAAGATACAACAATACCTAAAGGACTACCATCCAGGATTAGAGGACTTGACCATCACGGGTGAAGGGTTTCGAGACACAAATCTGGAAATCATCGGTCGCCTAGGACTACCTCCTTCACACTTTGAAGGATTACAGCCCGAATTGGAAGAGTCCATGACGGTGATGATTTATTTCGCAAATAAATATTACAAAAGCGGAGCAACACGTGTGTATGACCAGACGAACCGCTTGTATTCGTTGAAGACACTTCCTCCAGGAACCGCAGACATTCCGGTGACCGAGACACCTCCGTTGTATGACTTGGTCGTGGCCATCGCTGTGCTAGAGAATATGTCGCCTTCCTATTTGGAAATCTCCAATATCCGAGAGGTGTTAATGGATTATATTCGATGGGTTGAATAAAAAATTAAACATGAATTAATAGGTTTATTTAAACCGTTACCTTTTTCTTGGCAATGATACGTGGAAAGGGGACCTTTTCCAGAATGTCTTCGCTTGAATAGATGTTGCCTTCCTTGTCTGTATATTGATGGACTCCGTTGATATCCTCTAACCAAACCTCTACCTTGACATCGGTCGATTTTGGCTCTGCATCGAGTATCCCATAAGGTCGACCTTTGATATGCGTCCCGCAATAGGTCTCGCCCTTTTTACTCTTGCGTGTGCACTGTTCGTGGTTGGAACGAAGCGCACAACAACGTTCAAAGGTCGCAATCAACGTCTTGGTTCGAGTTCGTTTTTTCAAGTCATCTTTGGTGATTTGAATGTTCTCGTAGCTATGGACAAACTCCAGGAATTCTTCGTGACAGTTTTTCCCCTCGTGATTGGTAATCTCGATTTGATGGGTCTTCAGCCAAGCCATCATGTCGTCGCGAAACTGTCCCGCGCCTTCAGATAGTTTGATGTTCAGAGAACGTTCCATTTTACCTTAGAGCGGTTCCTTTTATTCCCGTCAATTTTAAACTATTCTCTAAAAGAGGGTCTTCGTAAGAGGCTCGATTTAAATACGCCTTTGCGGAAGCATTCATCGACGCGTTTCTTTGCCTAGTCTGTTTCAGTGCTTTTAACATGTCCTGTAATTCCTTCATTTTTTGAAAGAGTTTACTCGAATCCAGTTTGACCTTGGGTGAAGGTTTTGTCGGGTCATACAAGAGATTGGCTGAATTCATGTTCAAGTTTGCCCATGGATTGGGAGACGGAATTCTTTTCATGGTTTTACGAGACCTAGGCGTGGGTCTAGGTCTGGGTCCGAACGTAGGTTTTGGCGTAGCTCTAATCGTGGTTCTATGTATAGGTTTTGGGGTAGGTCTAACCGCAGGAATAGGTTCCGAAATCTTAGGTTTAGGTTTGTGAATTATAGGTTTTCGCATACGAACCTCTGGGCCTTTCTCCATAGAGTAACAGTAGATAAAGAATAATCTATTATCTATTGTTAGAGTAGTTCCATGTTTGTCTATCTTCTCCTGTGTTCGGATGGGTCCACGTATGTAGGTGCCACGGTGGATTTAGACCGGCGTCTGAGACAACACAACGGGGACCTGAAAGGAGGTGCGGTCTATACTACCTCTAAACTAAAACGAGACAAAACGTGGACACGACACTGTCATGTAGAAGGATTTCCAGATTGGCGAGCCTGTTTACAATTTGAATGGAGATGGAAACAGTTGACACGTAAGTTGTCCAGTGGAACACCTCTGGAGAAACGCATGGAAGCGCTGAAAAATTTACTTGCCTTGGAACGTCCGACGACTGCTGCGATTCCTTATGCGGAATGGCCTAGTCCACCTGTTGTCAAAGAGAATTGATATAAATTGAATACAAAAAAAGTCTATTTGGAATGGTGTATCATGATTGAAATCATTCTTGGCCCCATGTATTCTGGTAAAACGACGCGTCTGATGGACATGGTCGAAACATCGCCTGGACTTGTGGTAGACTTTTCGCTTGGATTGTTAGAAAAGGGGACCTTGAAAAATCACGACGGGAGAACAGTGGAATGTGTGACCTGTCACCATTTGAAACATCTCGAAGATATCGTCCTTCCTTTAAAGGTGTATATCAACGAAGCGCAGTTCTTTCCAGACCTGATAGAATTTATCCGCGCGTATGAGTCGTCTCTGGACATCTACCTCTTTGGTCTGGATGGAGATTATCTACGCGAACCCTTTGGTCAGCTCCATCTGGCCATTTCGTATTGCGATACACTTGTCAAGCTTCGCGGAACCTGCCACCATTGCAGTCGACCCTCTTCCTTCTCCAAACGTATTACACTTGATACGGAACAAATGTTGATGGACGAAAAGGCTTATATTCCTGTCTGCAGAAAGTGTTATTTAATGATATAAGTCTTCTATTTCTTGTGTGTCTAGGTCATACAAGAAAAAGGTTTCTTCGACCTTTTTTGGTTTCCAGTATTTTAACCATTTTTCCATGTTAGAGAAGAAACGAAGAATGAAGATACATAATCGCATCTATCTTTTATTGGATAGTATTTTATATTTTTAGACCTTTTTCATAAAATAAAACGATATTCTATATGAAAGGAACACAGAGAAAGATTCGCCGAAAATGGAGTATAAAATATAAAAAAAGTATAAATTGTAATCACCCGAAAGGGTTTTCTCAAAAACAGCACTGTAAATATGGAAGAACGTATAAGAAACAAAAACGTTGAACTGTTTAAGCCTTTTCGGGTTTTTCTGTGTTAGCCGCATTCGGTGCGGCAGTTGTGTTAGGTGATTTAGGCGCAGTTACGGCATTGGTTACATTTCGTGAGATTTGTATCATTCGTTCCTTGGGTATAAGGTCATTTTGGCCTGTTTTTACGATTAGGTCAAACGTTTCCGCGAGCCGGCTTTTCGATTGAGGTAAAATAGTCAACAAGACAACCAGAATACCTATCCATACATAATACATGCCCAATACATTTTGGTCTAATCCAAAGAATACGCCAATTTCAAACAATATTTTATAGACAAACCAGAAAAAGGCCGCCGCAATCACTAATCGGATAAACATGTTGT